TTAGACTTTATACAATAAGCTAACAAAAGAATTAGTAACTAAATATGAAAGTATAGCTATAGAAGATTTGGATATAAAGAGTATGCTTCAAAGTGGAAGTAAAGACTTAGCTAGAAGAATCTCTGATTGTTCTTGGTTTACTTTTAGAAGGTTATTAACTTATAAGGCTGAACAATATGGATGTAACCTAGTTGTTATACCTAAGTATTATCCTAGTTCAAAAAGTTGTAGCAGTTGTGGTTGTATTAATAATAATTTAAAGTTAACTGATAGAATATGGCTATGTCCCGATCCAAAATGTGATTTACATGAAAAAGGATTGGATCGGGATTATAATGCAGCTATAAATATCTTTAAACAAGGGTTTGGAACGAACCCGGTAACCCCTTAGGGTTATCTTGAAGCCTCACTTAGAGGTAGTTCACAAGAAAGATAAGGATAAATTAGTTGAATATATTAAGAATGTATTATCAGAATGGTGAGTTTAGATATTCAATGGAGATATGTGGACTTAGAGGAAAAGATGAAGCTAAAGTATACAAAGATTTCGAAGAGTTATGTCCAGTTTTTATGAGGATGTATAAAGGACAGTTGGAGTGGTTTTTAAGAAGTAGAGATGGAAAGAAAGAGTTATACTTAGCAATCTCAGAAAAGTGGGACGAGATGTATGACGAAATCGATAACATTACCTTCAAATACTCGGATATAGAAATTAGAGTAACCTTCATGACTAGAAACTTTGATATCCTTAGAGTGGATTACTTTAAAAATGGTGAGCATGAGTGGGAAGATTATTAATAAAAACAAACAGAAATGGGATACTATTCAGATTACGAGGTTATTATAAGAGGTTTAAGTGAAGGTAAGGAAGAAAAGTTTATAGGGGATCTACAGGCTTTTTGTCCAGATTTAGTTCAGGGTTTAGAGTATGAGGCTCAAGATATAAGAAAGGCTATGGATGAAGGAAAAACTGATCTAATAACTCTGTACTTCAATGCTAAATGGTATGACTGTGGAGATGAGATTGAGGATATTTCTTTTAAGTACCCAGAGTTAGAGTTTACAATATATGCTACAGGTGAAGATGGAGAGATGTGGGTAGTGTATGGTTGTGGTGGGGAAGTAGAGAGTTATAAAGCTGAGATCATATACCCAGAGCCTACGGTGTTTAAAAAGAATAAAGATGGAAGCAGTAATTAATTTTAAAACAGATCTTCTTGTAGTTGAAGCTTTTGGGTTTAGAGAGACTTTCAATTTACAAGAGGAGATGGTGATTCAAGGTTGGGAAGATGCTTGGTTCGTGTTAGGTTTAGAAAGAGAGGATTGCCAGGCTTACTTTGAACTGGACTTTAACCTAGTGTGGAATGAAGGAGAAGAACCAATTATGAGTGTATACCCTGTTATTGACGGTAAAAAGTTTCATTCAAATTGGGAGAGGGTTAAACTTACTGTAATTGGAGAACGAAAAGAATATAAAGAAAATGGAAGAAGATAAGGAAAGTAAAGTGGGTTGTACATGGAGCTACGACGATGACCCCTTTTACAGAGCTATGAAGATTACTTGGCTGCGTTTACAGAAGAAATTGGTGAGTAATCCGAAAGATAAAGAAGCTATAGATCAGGAAATAGAGAAGCTTAAAAATAAAGGAAATGTAATTAAATAAAGTAAAGGTATGGTGAATATATTTTTGATAATCCTGATGTTAGCCGTACTGTTTTATGGTTATGCAATGTGCGGCTTGTTTCTTGTTCAGGAGATTAGCGATAGGAAAATACAGAATAAGTTAAAGAGAAAAACCTTGTATATCTTAAGTGTGACTCCTGCATTAAATTTCTTAGTGTTCATAGGTTTTGCATTAGAGTTAGGTTTTAAGGTTGCAAAAGATACTATACTGTATGTTTTCCACGAGATAGAAGAAGATTAATTAATAAAAAAAAGTAAAAAGTTATGAAAAAAGTAGTATTAAGCGTATTGTTAGGTTTAGGAATTATTTCATGCGCTAAAGAAAAAGAAGTTAAAACAGAAGGAGTAGCTAATGATAGTATACAGGCAGTTGAAGATTCATTAGCAATAACTCCAAGACAAACTGAGGAAGAGATCATTACATTTGAAGAGGCGTTTAAGAGAGCTCATGTTGGGGAAGTATTTTGGTCTGATGAGGATTGGGAAGTGGAGAAAACTAGTAATGCAGAATACACACTAAGACTCACTAAGGATGCTATTAAACAGATGGAGAGAAGTAATCCTAAGAATGTAGATGAGGAGAAACTTCCACCTGTACCTGCTAATGTAACCGATGCTACAACACTGAAAGGGAATGGGTATAAATTCTCTAGTGAAACGGAAGGTGATATTTATTATGTTCGATTTGTAGTTACTAGTATTAAGATTAATTTCCTAAGCAATAGTATATCAGAGGTAATGCTTAAAAGTAAACTAAATTGGGAGTATGAGTATGGATTTGATTATATGGTAGTTACTCCTAATGATGGTGAGGTGTATAATAAAGCATCTAAGGCAGATAATGTAGGGTATGAACTGACTATCCCTTGCTATATTGGAGGTAGAACTAAGAAGGAACTAACACCAATCACTTACTAAACTATGGAGACAGCAATTTTCATATTTATCCATATCTTGATTCACATAGGTCTATCCGCATTTTTAGTTACAGTTGTGTCGGATTATGAATTTAGAGTGAAGATAGGATTAAAGGGTAAGAAAATAAGAAAAGTATTGTTAATTGCGTCCATACTACCTGCCATTAATCTCTTAGTTGTTTTATTGATAGGAGTCATGGGAATTAAGGAGGTTGTAAAGGATGTGTGGCAGAAGTTCATGGACGCTCTAAACGAAGAAGATGAGTAAAGGTATGGAAGGATTGATGGAACCTATAGTGAACCGGCAAGTAAGAGCTCGTTTAGACAAATATAGCGAGATTCTAAGAACAACACCATGGAGAGCGGATGAAGTTATTAAGCAGTTGGAGATCATGGCTAAAAAGTATGTAAAATTCCCTGCAGCGGTTCGAATGATCAGTGAGCTTAGGGACGAAATTAAGATGTATAATAAGTATGTTAGTTGAGAGTATGTTAGATTCAGAATTAAAGGTACATTATGAGGCTGTTGATAAGTTAGAGAAGATTTATGAGGAGAAAGGGTTTGATTCGAAAGGTGCAATATCTATCTATGACTATTACGATATCAACAAGAAAACATTACCAGAAGATTTAATTAGTAGACTTGAAGTGCTGTTAGGGAAATTAGATCACTTAATAGCTCCAGAACTAGAAAGACACCAGGAAATTGTAGAGGAGAAAGTGAAGGAGTATGAGGGAATACTAAGTAAACCTGTAGAAGAACGATTAGATGCTTACGTGAGTTTATCTAGAAGTTTAAAGGAACTGGATGGAACTATTTCAAATACTGTGATTCAACCAATAGTGGATTTAGTAAATAGTGTAGGTGGAACTTTAGCTGGGGAGTATGACTGGTATATGGAAGCGGTTAAGTATAGTCTATGGGTTAAGAAAATAGTTGACACATTCGAATGGATTGAGAGATGCCACTTAGATAGAATAGAGAAGAGAGCTCAAGAAATAAAAATAAGAGGGGTCAATAAACCTAAGTATTCAGAGGGGTGTAAGATGTTGGATGAAATGTTAGATTATGCAAAACAAAGAATTAAGTAACTAAAAAAAACAAATTATATGAGTAGAGCAGTTGAGTTACTGGAAAAATACAAGGACGACTCCAACTTGATAAAAGAAGGCATGCTTAAGGCTTATGTAGATCTAGTTAAGGAAGAGAAATGGTCTATAACTGCGCCAGAAAAATTACGTCCGATATGGGAGTTGAAGATAGACTTAAGAGATAGAATAGGAAAGGATTACTTCTGGTATTTAGAGGTAGTAGATGTAGTGGAGTCGGTTTTAAACTTCTTCAGGGATCCAGCATTTGCCACAGAGGTAGGATTCAGGGAAACTATGGTAGGTGCACTGGAGATTCTGAAACAGGAAGGAGTTGATGAACTTATGTACGAAGAAGGGTGTCAAAAGATATCAGAAACTATAGACATTATTTTAAAATTAGAACAACCAAAAGAAAATTATTATGAGTAGAGACATTTTTAAAAAGAGAGTAGAATATAAACCTTTCGAATACCCAGAGGTTCAACAGTTTATAGACGCAATGAATAAAACTTTCTGGGTACACTCTGAGGTAAACTTTGATGCAGATGTTCAGGATTTTAAAACCAAACTAAAACCGCACGAACAGGAATGTATTAAGAGAAATGCCTTAGCGATTGCGCAGGTTGAAGTAGCGGTTAAGCCTTTCTGGGGAGATATTAATAAAACTCTGCCAAAACCTGAATTTAATAACCTTGGAGCTACTTTCGCGGAGTCAGAATGCTTTGATAAAGATACGCAGGTTTTAACTAATAGTGGGTTTAAGTATTTTAGAGATTTAACTGAGGAGGATTTGGTTGCACAGTATGAAATGAGCGATAAGTCTGTAACCTTTGTGAAGCCTACTGAATACATTACGAAGCCATTTAAAGGTAAGCTTCATCATTACAAAGGGAGGACTATGGATTTAATGGTAACTCCTGAGCATGAGATTGTTGTAGCTGAACATCACTCACGTAAAGTTAAGAAGGTTAAATCTTGTGATGGAAAATGGGGAAGAGATTATTTTACTCCCGTAGCAGGTTACAAGGCCGGAGATAAAGAGTTTACTACATTAGATAGACTTCTTATCGCACTTCAAGCAGATGGACACTTACACGGTAATTCTCCCTCAGGAGCTGCACAGGGGAGGTTGGATTTTATGGTTGCATTCAAGAAGGAGCGTAAGATTGAGAGGTTTAAAGGTTTTCTAAATGAACTTGGAATAGAGTATACTACTTTTCCTTGGGGTAATGGCTTGACAGGTATGAGAGGTTCACTGAAAGATTTTCTTACTTTGGAGGAGATTCAAAAAATAAAAACCTTTGACTACATTAATTTAGAGGATGTAGATGCTAATTGGGGAAAACAGTTTGTAGAGGAGCTTAGACTTTGGGATAGTTCGACTAAACCTGGCCTTGAGTATTTTACTTACTATAACAGCCAAGAAGAAGCAATAAATAAAGTAATAGAAATATGCGCAATCTCAGGGTATAGGACATGCAAAGGAATCAACAGAACAGCTGAGCAAGGTTTGAAAGTAGTTAATCCTAAGGGTACTAATCCGGTTAGGAAATCAGCTAAAACTTGTTGGGCGCTATGTATCACACCCAGAGATATAGTCACCTATCCAAAAAGAGTTGAAGTAGATTATGATGATTATGTATATTGTGTAACTGTTCCATCAGGATGTATCATCGTTAGGAGGAATAAAGGTGTGGTTGTATCAGGCAATTGCAGGCATAGTGACGCTTATGCTAGATTAATAGAAGTGATGGGGTATAATGACGAGTTTAAAAAGCTTCTAGAAATTCCAGTATTTAAGAAGAAACTTGAGTTATTCGAAAAGCATTTTGGTCCAGATATTGATTTCGTAGATAAGTTGTTCTTCTTTGTAATTGTTATCGAGAACTCTAGCTTATTTAGTCAATTTGCAAATATTCTAGCTATGTCCCGATTTAAAGGAGCAATGAAAAATATAGCAAATATGATAGCATGGAGTAGTATAGATGAGCAGGGGCACTCTAATGCAGGTATTTTTATCCTAAACCAAATCTTCCAAGAACACCCAGAAATGAAGAAGAGTCAAGAAGCTGTAGAGGAAGTCATAAAAGACTACATAGCTTACGAATCTGAACTATTAGATTGGATATTTGAAGAAGGGGAATTTGAATGGTATACTAAGGAAGATGTAGTTAACTTCATGAAATTCAGAGTAGACACAGCCTTAGAACAAATGGGTTACAATAAAATATACAACATCACAGCAGAACAATACAGTAAAATGAAGTGGTTTGATGAAGAGGTATTTTCTGGGGAGTCTGATGATTTCTTTGCTAAACGACCTACAGCGTACACTAAGCATGATAAGCCGTTTGATGCAGAGAGCTTATTTTAGACATTTTTAACTTTTTTCATAACTAGAGAGGGAGAGGAGTCAACATAACGATTCTTCTCTCTCATTTTTATTAACATTTCAAAACAACAACATTATGATTACTATAGACAGAAAAACAATCAAGAGAATTAACGGACTAACTTTCTCAGCTAACTCTAATGAATCCTATACAGAAAAGATTACAGCTGATAGAGATTATATTTATTTCAAAGGAGCGAAGTTAAGAAGACTACTGCCAGGGTTTATAGATACAGATCAGATCGTCTTAACTTTGCAACATTACGGAGTCGCTAACATTAAATACTAGAAAACATGAGACTACGTGAACTACTCCTAACCTAAAGAGGCATCATAGGAGCTCCAAGGGTCAAAGCTTTTAGTTAATCTAAACAGCTATCCTTGATTTTAACTCTAGGTTCCTCTAGAGCTTTATTTTTAATATTAAGAGCTGCATTTAAGTCTCTATCTAAGGTTGAACTACAGTTAGGACATTGCCAAGCTCTTTGGTTTAATTTTAAATTATCATTTTTATAGTTACACTTATGACACAACTTAGAGCTAGGAAAGAAGGTATCAACTTGTAATATATTTTTACCTTTTAGTTTAGCTTTATAGGTTAGCATATTGATAAACATAGCCCAACCAGCATCACTTATATGTTTAGCTAATGGGTTATCTTTAAGCATACCTTCTATGTTAAGCTTTTCTATACAGATAGTTTGATTTTCGCTATCACTTAAAAGCTTATTTGATAGTTTGTGTAAAAAGTCTAATCTTTGGTTTTTAACCTTAGTGTGAATCTTGTTAAGCTTTCGTTTAGCTTTTCTACCTTTAGTTTTAGAATATCTTCGTTGAGCATAGGATAACTTAGATTGACTTTTAGACAAATACTTAGGGTTATCTATTTTCTCACCTTTAGAAGTAGTAAGATAACTAGATATACCTAAGTCAATACCTATAGTTGTATCTTCCTCAACTTCAAGTTTAACTAAAGTAGGGCTATCGATTTCACATAAGATAGAAACAAAGAATTCACCTAAAGGGTTTCTCTCTATAGTTGCACTTTTAATTGTTCCTTTAATTGGTCTATGAAGGATAACTTTAATACCTTCTCTAAACTTAGGTATGAATAAAGTTTCACCTTCAAGTATAACATTTTGTGGAACATTAAATCTACTATAAGATGACCTTTTAGATTTAAACTTAGGGAATTTACTACGTTTTTCAAAGAAATTCTTATAAGCTGTATCTAAATCTTTAAGAACAACTTGTAGAGTCTGTGAATTAACAAGTTTTAACCAAGGATTCTCTTTCTTTAAACTAGGAATTAACTTTTGTAAGTCAAATCTAGAAAGATTAACCTTAGATTCCTCATAAGTTTTACTTTTTAGATCTAGGAAATGATTATAAATAAATCTTGCTGAACCAAAGTGTTGCTCTAAAAGCTCAACTTGTTCAGCTGTAGGTAAAATCTTATATTTAAATCCTAAGTAATTCATAAGTGCAAATGTAGAAATAATATATTAATTAACAAATAAATTTAATAAAAAGTTTAATAAAATGAAATTACTTAAAATGACATCAGAAGAGATCGCAAGCTTAACTGGAGAAAGCCATGATATTTTACTTAGAGACATTGCAGGAGTTGAAGGGATGTGGAGAGCGGTATTTGGAGCAGAGTTTGAGAGATCTGAGAGTGGAGGCTACTTACTAAACAAAGAAGAGACTCTGTATGCAACCGTTAATTATAGTAATAGGATCAGAGCTAAGATTATAGAAGCCTGGAGAAAGTTTGAAGATGAAAAGGCCTATACTCTACCGTCAGACTATGAATCAGCTTTAGAACAACTATTAGATCAGGTTAAGGCAAATCGAATGTCAAAGCTAGCCGATAAAGTACTTGGGGAAATGGGAAAGGAGGTAGCTGATGATATTAATGACTTATTCCCAGTTGAGCCAGAAGTTATAGAAGAAGAAGAAGATAAGCCTGCAAGAGTAGTTCTAAAAGAGGGAGTTTCAAAGTATAGAGAGGATATCCTGAAGAGAAAGAACTACAGATACTCAACTAGAGAGATAGCCAGTGAATATAACTTATCAGCTCAAGCCTTAAATAACAAGCTGAAAGCACTAGGAATCATCTATAAACCTAATGGAGCTCAAGCGTGGAAACTCTGTGTAGAATATCAAGGCAAGGGTTACGTAGAAGCTATTCCAACAGGTCACAAAGATTACATGATCAGCCCAAAGTGGACTCCTATGGGAAGAGCTTTTATATATGACGTATTAAAAGAGAACGGGATACTACCATGGAAAGAGAAAGGGGTTTAACGTCCTCACATTTGAGTTGGTTAAAAGTACAACTATCCTAAATTGGAGAAATGTTCAGTATCAAGTAGTTAAGAGATCGGCTGAAATCATAGCCAATCTATAGCCCCGCCCAAAAGTGAGCAAGGGTTGAACTAAGGGAAGATTTACCCTGAGTGAAATAATAAATAAAAAAAAATAGTTTAAAGATATGGAATTATTAAAAGAAGTAGGTGGAGCGAATAATAGTAACTCCCCTAAAATGTCCAGTAGAGAAATAGCAGAAATTACAGGTAAGCAGCATAAGCACGTATTGAGGGATATTCGAAATAATGGAGCCGGCTTGGAGAAAATCACTCAGTCCAAATTTGGGCTCAGTGAATACGAGGATACAACTGGGAGAAAACTTCCTGAATACCAACTAGATAAGCGAGAGGTTTTATATGTAGCTACTAAATGGAATGATGAGATTAGAGCTAAGTTAATTTTAAGGTGGGAAGAGTTAGAGAAAGCTCAGACAAAGATTAATCCGAGACTGACTTTAGTTGAAGCCTTAAGAGCCTATGCAGATGAAGTAGAGAGAAATGAGAAGCTTAAGGGTGAAATTGAAGTTAAAAATGTCCTGATAGCCGAGTACGAACCTAAAGTAACTTATTATGATCAGATTCTAGCTTCAACAGACACGATTACAGTAACTCAAATAGCTAAGGATTATGGAATGACAGCTCAAGAGTTAAACAAGCTGCTACACGAAAATAAAATACAGTTCAAACAAAGTGGTCAATGGATCCTGTATAAAGAGTATGCTAAGCTTGGCTACACTAAATCCCACACTACTCCAATAACTTATAAAGACGGAAGAAAAGGAGATCAGTTACACACAAGATGGACTCAGAAGGGTAGACTATTCCTATACGAGCTATTAAAACAAAAAGGACACCTACCATTAATTGAACAAGAAGATAACAACTAAAAAGAAAGAAAAATGAAAGTAAAAATCAAAAGACTAGACAGGAGTGCAGTAATCCCTAAATATGCTAAAGACGGGGATGCGGGATTAGACCTTACAGCAACAGCCTACAAAGTAAACGAGAAGGGACAGTACATATACACTAGCGACCTTGCACTGGAAATCCCGGATGGTTATGTTGGGTTGTTATTCCCTAGAAGCTCAATTTGTAAGAAAGATCTAGAAATGACAAACTCTGTAGGTGTAATCGATTCAAACTATAGAGGTCCAATCAAATCTGTATTCAACCCAACATGTGAGGATCCGGAGATATACGAGTTAGGTGAAAGATTTGCTCAACTTATTATTATCCCGTACCCTAAGATTGAGTTTGAAGAGGTAGAAGAATTAAGTGAAACAAATAGAGGAACAGGAGGTTATGGTTCAACAGGTAAGTAAACACGATATATTAGAAAGCTGGAGAGTTATGTATTTCGTTGATGATCCAGACAGAGAGCCGTACTTAGTTCACCACGATAAAGGAGATCAAGTGACGTTAGGTTTACTCGATTATCCAGACTGTGAGCAAGACTTTTATGTACCTAGAGATGTTATTAGACCTTTCCCAACTATAGAAGAAGAACTAATGGCAAAAGAAGAGATATGGAAGAAAATGGAATTGTAATAACTGGACTAGAAAAACTCTCAGATAGCAGCCTTGAACAGTTAGAGAAAATCATTAGAGCCTATAGACTTCATGGAGCACCTAAAGATTACTGGGACGAGGATATACAAATAAGGTACGTAAAGGAGGAGGATACTGTTGTTTTGCTCAATGGTGATTATGATGAGTTGATTTTAGATGATGAGAAAGGGACGCTGGAGAGATTTTACTATACTCCTTATGACGGTTTTGGTGGTACATATGCAGAACTTCTAGGTGAATATGAGAACTTTAATGATGAAGACAAGATGTGGTTTGATGAGGAGATTAGAGATGTAGAAAAAGATTTGAAAGTTCTGACCGGCTAGAGTTATAGGTTAAATCCTTATATGTAGAGAAGATGTAACAAAAATAGATCTATATATGAATTTAACAAATGAAAATCAGGACGTTAAAGTTCCTTGGTGGTTTAATGAAGAATCGTCTAGAATGCTAAATGGAGGTTACTTACTTAGAGGAGAAAACCTAGATGGAGCACTTGAGAGGATAACTTCTGCAGCTGCCAAGAGACTGAAACGCCCTGACCTTAAGGAAAAGTTTAAAGAAATTGTCTGGAACGGTTGGATGAGTTTAAGTTCACCTATTTGGGCTAACATGGGTACGCAGAGAGGTTTGCCAATATCGTGCATGCTAAATGATACTCTAATTGAAGTTAAGTCTGGAGATATACACCTAACTATGACCATTGAAGAGTTAACTAAGAGATGGGATGAAGGAGTTAGAAATTTCCAGATTAAAGTATTCAACACAGACACTAAGACGATTGAGTATTCTAAGATTAACCGAGTGTGGGAAACAAAGAAGACTAAGAGCTTGGTGTACTTAAGTGTGGGAGAAGCTGGTACGAACAACATTAGATGCACTCCTGATCACTTAATTCTAATGTCTAATGGTGAATATAAACCTGCTGAAGAAATAAAACCCTTAGATAAACTTCAGGGAGAATCGTATAAGACTGTTGTTGAGGTTAAGAATGTAGAAGCTGAGGAAGAGGTGTCAGTATTCGATATAGAAGTAGACCATCCGAGTCATAACTTTTACCTACCTGAAGCTGAAGTTTTTGTACATAATTGCTTTGGTGTTAACGTTCCAGACTCACTAAACCTAATCTCTGATAAGCTGAAGGAGGTTACGATGCAAACAAAAGTAGGTGGAGGGACATCTGGTTATTTTGGTAAGATTAGGGGAAGAGGGGCTAAAATCAAGGATAACGGTGAATCTTCTGGTCCGGTTCCTTTTATGCAGATTTTTGATACGACTATGGGTGTTGTGTCACAGGGGTCGTGTTATGAGAAAGGGACTGAGGTTTTAACAGATAAAGGTTTTAAGGATTTCCGTAATGTAGACCCTAAAACTGATAAAATAGCTCAACTAGATGAATACAACAACATCGATTTTACTGACCAATATGAGTTAACATCTAAGAAATACACCGGAGATTTAGTTAAGATTAGGGGAAGAAAGAGAGATGACCTAGTTTCTATTGCGGTTACTACTAATCATAGAATGGTGATAGAGAGGATGAAGGGAAGAAAATCCTCTGGAACTAAGCGTTGGGCTGGATATACTGAAATAGTAACAGCAGAGGACCTAAGATTACATAGAGATAATAGATTGTATATCGCAGGTAAAACTTCCGTGACGTCTAATAAATTCTCAGATGAAGATAGGCTTAAGATAGCGTTTCAAGCGGATGGTAGGAAAGATTCTGGAGATACTATAAGATTTAGATTTGTTAAGGAGAGAAAAATATCCCGACTTATAGAAATTTTAGATAGATTAGGATTAACTTATGAAACTAAAGTAGAATCTAAATCAAATGTAACTAATATCTATGTCAAATCTGCCGGAAAGTATAAATTACCTGACCTTTCCTGGGTGAACTTAAGTGAAGTATCTGCAGAATGGTGTGAAGATTTTATCGAGGAGTTAGTACTTTGGGATGGATCTCATGACGGAAAACTTAGATACACCTACTGTTCATTAAATAGGGTTAATGTAGATATGGTTCAGGCTATAGCATCATTATGTGGCAAGAGAACTAGAATTACAGTTGAATCCGAAAGAGAAGATAATAGGCAAGATTTATACTCAATATCTATAACGGACAATGGTAAGATTCAAGGGGATTCTTGTGAGATTTACCGAGAGGCTTATGATGATATGGTTTATTGCTGTATTGTACCAAAAGGAAGAATTTTAGTTAGACATGAAGACAGAACCTTAGTTTGTGGAAATACGAGAAGAGGAGCTTTCGCAGCATACCTTGATATTGACCATCCGGATTTTGAAGAGTTTTTACAAATTAGAGACATCGGAAATCCTATACAAAACCTATTTATGGGAGCATGTATACCTGACTACTGGATGCAAGAGATGGTAGATGGAGATATGGAAAAGAGAAAGATATGGGCTAAGGTTCTAGAGAGTAGACAACAAAAAGGATTACCGTATCTATTCTTCACTGATAATGTAAATAAAAACAAACCTCAGGTGTATAAGGATAAGAAGATTCAGATTACTCACTCTAATCTCTGTGTAGCTCCTTATACTAAAATACTTACATCTAAAGGTTATCAAGTTATTGGAGAATTAGAAGATCAGGAAGTAGAGGTTTGGAATGGAGAAGAGTGGAGTAAAGTTACAGTTAAAAAGACAGGTTCAGATCAAGAATTAGTTAGAGTTAATTTAAGTTCTGGACAAGAGATTGACTGTACCCCTTACCACAAGTTTTACGTTCAGATTGGAAGACTGGGTAGAGGGGGTAAGATTGTAGAGAAGAGAGCTCAGGAGTTAGAAGAAGGCGATAAGTTAATAAAGTTTGATTTGCCGGTTATAGAGGGTGAGGAAACTTTAGAGCACGCTTACGATAACGGATTCTTCTCAGGAGATGGATGTATGGAAGGGTCTAGAAACAAAATCTACCTGTACAATCAAAAGAGGGGTCTGCAAAAATTCTTCTCATCAGTAGATACTTGGGTCAATCAAGTGAGTCTGAATAGAGACTACGGCTATGGTAAAGATCTAAAGGTTAAGTATTTCGTTCCAGGAGCTAACTATACTATAGAATCCAGACTTAAGTGGCTATCAGGCTTATTAGATGCGGATGGAGCTTGTATAAAATCAGTAGAAGGTTCTTGCAGTCTTCAAATAGCTTCAACTAATCAACAGTTCCTACGAGATGTACAATTAATGCTTCAAACTCTTGGTTGTCATACTAAAATTTCGCTTAATAAGGAGGCGGGAAGGTTCATGATGCCTAAAAATGATGGTACGGGAGAATTTAAAGAGTATGATTGTAAACCAGTTTGGAGAATTATTATAAGTTGTGGAGCTTTGACTAAATTAGTAGATGTAGGTCTTAAATGTAACAGAGTAACTTGGAACCTCTTTAAAGAACCTTATCATAGAACCACTAGATTCGTGAAAGTTGAAAGTAAGCCAGAGAAGATTGAAGGTTTACACGATACTTACTGTTTTACTGAACCTAAGAGACATATGGGAGTCTTCAATGGTGCATTAACAGGGCAATGTTCCGAGACCAGTATTCCTGACGGGGTTGACGAGAGCTTTGTATGTTGCTTATCTTCACTTAACTTAGAGCTTTACGATGAGTGGAAGAATACAGATACAGTAAAACTAGCTATTTATTTCCTAGATGCTGCAATGTCTGAATTTATAGAGAACTCTGCTGGGATTCCTGGTTTAGAGGCTGTTAATAAATTCGCTAGAAGACACAGAGCATTGGGATTAGGAGTTCTCGGCTATCACTCTTACCTACAGAAAAACAACATACCTTTCGAATCAATGGAAGCTAAGACGTTTAATGCCAAAGTTTTCAAAGAGATCGAGAGTAAAGCGAGAAAAGCAAGTAAAGAGTTAGCAAAAGTATACGGTGAGCCAGAGTTGTTAAAAGGTTATGGACTTAGGAATACAACTTTGATGGCAATCGCTCCTTAAGTTGGGGGAGCTTATCGGGGAAACTCGGTAAAAGGAAATAGGGTTAATTGCTGGGACTCCTTCTATTACACCGGGGATAATCAGCAGCCACTTTAGTTAGAAATAGCTAAAAGGTTCAACGACTAGTAGGTACAGCCTAAGGGAGCTATCCTATGGCAATGAGCTACCACGAAATCCTGCCCTAAGGTGTCATTAAATTGATGCTATGGTGATTATATAGTCTGAACGTTACGGGATGATAAACTGTAAGAGCATAGGGATAAAGAGCCTTATGGGTAACAAATTGACAACTTCATCTTCTGCTATTCTTGGCCAAACTTCACCTGGAATAGAACCTTTCGCATCTAATTACTACAAAGCAGGTTTAGCTAAGGGTAATTTTATGAGAAAGAACAAATACTTAGAGGCAAAACTAGAAGAATTAGGAAAGAATACAGAAGAGGTTTGGAGAGATATAATGCTCAATAGGGGATCGGTTCAACACTTGGATTTCCTAGATGATCATACAAAGGCTGTGTTTAGAACTTTCAAGGAGATCAGCCAGAGAGAGATTATAACACAAGCCGTACAGAGACAGAGGTATATAGATCAAGCACAGAGTATAAACCTTAACATTCCACCAGATATACCACTGAAGGATGTTAACGCTCTATATATCTACGCTTGGCAATCAGGTCTTAAAACATTGTACTACCAGAGATCAGAGTCAGTAGCTAAGAATATGGCGATGAACTTTAATAATTGTACGAGTTGTGAGGCTTAAGTAATATGAAGAGGAGAGATTGGAGAGGTTAAACTTTCTAGTCTCTCTTTCTTTTTATTCAGAAAACCCGGATTTGGGTGCTCATTGATTTTCAGAGAGTTATTAGTTGGTTTAGAAAGCTCACATTTGAGTTCTCACTGATTATTAAGTAGTTAAGTAGTTAAGTAGGGTCGAAATCTTGGCTGTACTTATAACTTTAGAAAACGGAAATGTTCGGTCTCATTCAGAATCAGGTAGTTACAATATTTAGACAACCGGCGGAAATTTTCGTTCGTTAGGTGTATCAAGTAAAACTAAAATAAAAATGGAAATAATAGAAAAGTTAATAAAAGAATCCAAATCAAGAATGAACATAAGGAACTGGAATGAGTGGTCAGACATACTTGAGAGAAAGAGTCTAACCGCTAAACTTACAGGAGAACTCGAGTCATTAAAGGCAGATAGTAGAAGGATTTTTGAAGTGACAACACAGGGACGCACAGAGAATAATATTAAAGACATGGAGGAGCTAAATGCCTATCTTAGATTCAAGGGAATTCGGGATAAAATTAAGAAAATGAAATGAGTTACGTAGAAAAAACCTTAAAAGCACTCAGATCTTACAGGACAAATTAGTGAGTGGAACCATTTTGCTAAAGAGTTTGATGAAGTATATGAAGGAGCTAAGAGAACGGGTGAGGTTGATGTTGAGCAAGTTAGGGAGCTTTCTGAGAGGTATTTTAGCAGAGTGAAGAGTGAACTTAAAAAAGATGATTTGAATGAAGAAGAAGTAGAAGCCTTTAATAAACTTGAAGAAATAATGAACAAAATAAAATATAATAAATAATGGAAGCAAAAGAAATGAAAATACAGGTGCCAGAAGGTTATGAAATTGACAGAGAAAAGTCAACCTTCGAGAGCATAGTTTTTAGGAAAGTTGAAGCAAAAGAATTACCTAAGAGATGGGAAGATTTAAAAATTATAGATGGATTTTTTGTAAGTAATTTAGGGTATATAGAAAAAGTTAGTGATAACTGTATTGTTTCGGATTATAACAGAAATACATTTCCTACAAAAGAAGAAGCAGAAGCATGTTTAGCGCTTTCTCAATTATGTCAGTTAAGGGACAGATACAATGGTGGATGGAAACCTGATTGGAAGAATGAAAAAGAATTAAAATATGTTATAGAAATCTTTTGGGACAATATAGTTAAAAGAGAATATGAGTGTAGATACAAAGTATTAGCTTTCAAAACAGAAGAACTTAGAGATGAATTCTTGAAAAACTTTAGAGAGTTAATTTGGATAGCAAAACCATTATTATGAAAATAGAAGATTACGAAAAGCAGCTTCAGTCCAACGTTAATGTAACTTTTTGGAATAGATTGGCAGATACGATTACAGAAACTCTAGATGAAACAAAAGAATCTGAGGAGTTTGAAAAAGTGAAAGAAAGAGTGGGTCTATTAATTGAGAGTTACTTGAAGACTTATAGTGAAGAGGAGTTTAAAGATGAAGAGGAGAGATTAGCTTTTATTAGACTCAGGGATATTATTAAAAATTACTAAGATGACAACTGAAGAGTACCAAGATATAATAAGATCAACCTTCATGACCAACAATTGGAACGATTACGCGGACCTGTTTGAGAAAATCCTGAATAAAGCTAAGGAGACTGGAGACATAGAGTTGGCAAAAGAAAGAGGAAGCAAGTTCATTGAGAGTCTTTTGGCTGATTACAAGGAGGAAGATATAACAAACGATAAAGAAAGAGAAGCTTTTGTTAGACTTAGGGATATTATTAAAAAGTACTAAGATGATAGATAGAATAGATTACCTACTAAGCGATAGAGACTTTGCAACTGATTTCGCTGACTTACTTAGAAAATATTTAGGGAGAAGAAGAACTGATGTAATTTGTGGTTTTCCAGGGCTAGGCAAGAGTAGTGCAGCGGGGAAGCATATAGCAGACCTTGATAGTGCGGATTTCATGGGACCGAATAGATGGGAAGATTATGAGAGAGCTATAAAAGAGCAGATTGGAAAAGTTAATTACATACTGGTTAGCTGCCATCCTGAGACTAGAGCTATTCTTAAAAACCTTGGAATTCATTATTATATCGCTTATCCATCTAGAGAGCTTAAAGAAGAATACTTGGAGAGATACCGAAAGAGAGGAGATTCACCAGAGTTTACCAATCTTCTAAGTAACAATTTCGACCACTTCATAACTTCAATAGAGAGCGATGATTATGAGGATTGTACGAAAATAAGAATAGTGAAGCCAGGTAGGTATGTGAAAGATGTAATTGATGTTATATCTAAGCTTAAGTCCGAAAATTCAAATTATGACCCTAGTTGGTTTATGATTAGTTAAGAAGAAGTATGAAAAAGAAAACAATTATAGCTATAGCCGGTAAGAAAGGGTCAGGCAAAGACACAGTTGGGGAGATGTTTCCTGAGTTTAAGAAGAGAGCCTTTGCAGACAGTATCAAGTGTTTTATTAGCGATGCGTTTGATATAGCCCCGTGGAGACTTGAAGATAGAACTGAGAAAGAGAAACCTATGGAGAAATGGTGGGGAAAGAGTCCTAGAGATTTAATGAAAGATGTTGGAGATAGTTTAAGGTCTGGAGTAAGTAAGGATATCTGGGTGAACATTCTATTTGACAAGATACGAGACTTAGACAATATAGTAATAACAGACCTAAGATTTAAGAATGAATTTAAGAGATGTAAGGAGGAGGGAGTTTTTATTATCAAAGTTGTACGACCAGAAATAGACAGTTCCGACACACACATTTCCGAAGTTGATTTAGATGACATACCTGATAGTGAGTTTGACGCTGTAATAATTAATGATGGGAGCTTAGAACAATTAAAAGAAAAAGTAGAAGAGATATGGAAAACAAGAATTTAAAAACAGTGGAAACCTTTGACGGAGAAACTATGACCTTAGCTGAACTTATTAACAAAATAGGAGTAAAGCCTGAGGAGATCATAATTAGCTTTAAAGGTGGAACCACAGTGACTTACTCTGAAAAGAACCCCGAAGATGATATTACAGTGAGCAGCCTTATAAAGCATATCATCAGTAAATCATTAAAGGTAGTGGAGAAAAAGTTAGACGAGAAGTTATGAAAAAAGAGCTTAAAATCCACCATATAGGCTGCACTCACATGACTCACGATCAGCTTAATATTCCTAAAGACACAGACCTACTTATTCATAGTGGTGACTGGGCTAATTATAGGGATGAAGTTAAGAATGAGTTAGAATGTAAGCAGTTTATAGAGTGGGTAGGTAAAGAACTCAGTCACATACCTTATAAGATCTTTGTACCAGGAAACCATAACACCTTTGAGTATAACAATTTAAAGTATGCAAGAAAGTTATGGAAAGAAGTGGGAGTAGAGCTTTTAATAGATGAGCATATAGAAGTGGGGGGTTATAAAATATTTGGCTCTCCCTACACCCCTTCTTTTGGTAACTGGGCTTTTATGGCAGACAGAGGTAAGTTATATAAAAGGTGGTGTAATGCTATAGATGATGATATTGATATTCTAATTACACACGGTCCACCTAAGGGAATACTGGATTTAAACGGGGATATGGATCAGGTAGGAGACTCAGCTTTACTTACTAGAATTCAAACCTTATATAACCTCAAACTACATACCTTCTCACACATACACTCTAATTCAAACCAAAGAAATACCGGAGTGTTGTATAGAGATGGGGTTTATTATTCAAATGGGTCTGTAGTCATGGATGGGGAGTTGTATAAGGCAAAGTTTAACGGAAATACAATAACAGTAAAAGACAAAGAGATATGGTTGAGATAGTAAATTTAGACAGAGATGGTCATGGGGTTATAGATGTGAATGGGCATAGGTATGTGTTTTTCTATGATCCTGAGACTGAGACTGTAATTCACCAGATAGATTACAACTTGGTTGAACAGTACGAGATAGAAACGTTAATTAAGGTAGAATATTATGAAAGATTTGGATAACATATTTGGATTTGAAGAGAAGGTAGGCGATACTAGGCTATACTATAAGGGACCTACGTTAGATGCTTCAACTTTCAGATACTTAGTTTTGTGGTGTGTTATAGGGTCAATTAAGAGTTTGATAGTTGGTCCAGGGTTATTTGATTTAGTCGCCATTACTGTTATTATTTTGATTTGGAGTGTGGTTGATTGGTATTATGCAAAGAAAGCTCTAAAGATAATGAAAAGAGTTGTAACAGGTGGCGGAATTAAGGTGGACTCTATTGATTTAGATGATGTGAAGATATATGAGGATGAGAATGAAATAGAGTGGGTATATAGAGATTACAAAGGCTTAATAGAGATAAGATATGAAAACAAGAGTAGAAGCTAGGGAATTAGAACAAAAGGCTGTTAGTAGTGGTTATGTGAAGAGGAAAAATTCTAAGGCAATAGCAAAGGAGGTAGTTGATGATATGATGGAGAAATACCCGAACTTAATGGAGAGACTTAGATTGGAGGAAGAAAAGGAGTTAAGTGATGAATAAGATAGACGCAAGAGATTATGATAGTTGGATTGTACCTATAGATGTTGCTAGAATGCTTTATGTTAGAGGGTTTGATGGTTCACTGTTTTTCGCCTGGGAGAATAATACCATACTGTTTCATGGGGAATCTGAAAGCTTAACTTCAGGAGAGTGGGTGTCTAATGGATTTCAATTGAACTTAGATGAAGTATTTGTGTATCGCCCTGAGAATTATTACTTAACCTCATTACCAGCCCCAACTTATGAACAAGCTTTTGAGTGGTTAAGAAGTAAACAGATCTACGGAGAAATAGTTAAAATCCCTAATCACAAAGCTTGGCTCTATACGGTGATTGATGGAAGAAAAGTAGAGGATGAGATAGTGTTTAGTGGTGAAGGAGAAGATTATGTAGCAGTTAGATTAGAGTGTTTAACAAAATGTTCAGAATGTTTGGATGTATTATGATAGAATTTGAAGATAGTGCTTACGAGAGATTAGAGAAGTACCGTAGTGAGATAGAAAGTTTAGATGGAAAGGAGAGAGCGGATTACGTTTTATGGTTAATGTTTAATAAGAACGATGATCCTGACTTTAGAATAGAGATTGAACGAAAGAATAAACCGGAAGACTTCAAAGTAGGTCAAGTTTATCATTACAGAGACAACAACTTCAGACTAAAAACTATTGAGATCACTTTCATTAGGAGTTCAGTGTTATTTTACAAGGTTTTAGAGATTGATGGTAATCCTGTAACAACTAAAGATAGAAATAAAGAAGAAGTGATGTTTGATAGCAGTCTTAGAGCAGAACTTTTGGAACCTGGAGAGTTGGACTTTGAAGAGAATCCTAAATATTACAAACCTAGTCTAAAATTCAACAAAACAAAAATAAATTACACGTATGAAACAAATAGAAACATTAACAATAGATGGACTACAAATAAGAAAAGCCCTCTATAAGTTAGCTAAGTATTCAAGGGAGTTATTGGAACCTCTCGGATCAACCTCATCTCTAATCCCATACATACATAGCTTAATTGAATTGTCCATGTTTGCAGAGGATGAGGTAATCAAGAATCTAAAGTTTATACAGGAGAAAGAGGGAGAACCTTCAAGTATAATAAGGAAGTGGAAGTGTTTTGATATTGAAGGGGAGGTTGATCTAAAGTGGGCATTTGTACCGGAGAGTCACATAAAGATTTTAGCTAGTTTAGAGTTACTTAAAGTTCAGAACGACTATATAAACGATCTAAACAAGAGGCATAGCGAACTTAAAAGACAGTATAACAAAAAGAAAGTAAAAGATGGATCTGATAACGAAAATAGTAGCGAAGATAGTAGAACTACAGAGATCGGGAAAGTCGTTTAGTCGTAAGTTCAATATATTTGGCGATGACCTAACACTATACAAAAAGGAGTACATCATCTCAAAAGGCTTATTCACATTCAACGGTAATTCTGGATACTTAAGGTGGACTCTGGATGATACTAAGTCTGGGGTGTTTTATCTGAAGTGGCTGGATATGACTGTAGAAGAGATTATACTTAAAGAGTTGTACGGAAGAAAGCACACTAAAGAAACGGAGATGGAGATTATTCAGGAGGAGATTAATTGTATAGACGAAGAAATAAAGAAATACGAAAAGAAATGAGTGTGATATTAGCTTATGTGTTTGTGGGGTTTTGTACAGTTATACTCATTATTTTTGCTATTAAGGGTTCCTTCTGTGATCACGAGTATTATAAGATTGAGGAGGGAAAAGATTACATGATAGCGAGGTGTTTTAAGTGTAGTGATAAAATAAAAATAACCTGGAGATATGGTAAACGTTGAGTGCCAATTCGAGTATGATGATGAAGTGTTTGATGTAAGATATGGTTGGGGAAGGATAGATCATTTCGAGAGGGTTGTGAATGAGGAGACGGGAAAAGTTTATTACAATGCCAAAGTAAAATTTAAATCAACTAAAAACTACATCTACTACGACGATAGCTCTGTTAGAACCCTCCTGTCACACCGAGCTTATGAGAGTTTTGATGAAGTTGTAAGTATTGATTGGGATAAGAGAATTGGTAGATGGGGAAAGATTTATCATAGAGGCGTAATTATAATAGCTAGACTAAAAGCGCATCTTGAGAGTAAGTTTTTATTTGAGATGGAGAATGATAAGGGAGCGTTAGAATTGGTGGAAACAAGTAAGTTCGAGCTATTAAATAAAGATCAAGTTTGGAAGTTAAGTCTGAAATGGAAAGAAGAAAAATAAAGCTATGACAAAAGGAGAAGAAAAATTTGGAAAGGTGTTCACTCATAGGGTAATTATAACACCAAAAATATCAAAGAACTTAGCGCACTGGATGGAAGGTTACATAGAAGGGAGATTTTGTGATGGCCTAGTTGATGGTGATTATGCAGAGGTTTGGATATATGAGTTTGAAGTTGAAGATATAGTTAAAGCTTGGGAGAATGAGGAGGTTGAACCCGAGATAGTTAAAGAATTATCCGAGTTTGTTCAGTACTTGCAAGATGAGAAAGTAGACTGTATTATGTTTCCAGAAGGTTTGTAAGATGAAAGAAGATTTTGAGGATTTTATAAAGGGATGGTTAAACATTTTTACAGGGATTTCTATAATTACTACAGTTTTACTACTCTTTAGATTTATTTTTGTACCTAGCTGGGATAGTTTTGGAGACTTTGCGGTTTTCTTATTTATCTCAGGTTTTGCATTTTGGTATGTTAGAAAAGATTTAAATTTAGATTAATAAAAAAAAAGAATTATGAAAAAAGTATTGGTAACATTGGACATTGCACTCAAGTTAAACGAGTTAGGTTTTGATTTACCTTGTTTTGCTAATTATTGGAGAGGTCGCAGCGTAGTAGATTTTAAGAATGAAGTAAAGGGAGACTCAGTTAGTGTAGATAATATAGAGACTTTACGTAATGGAGAGGCTTTTGATGGAGAAGAGGTTGCAATAGCTATACCTACGTGGGAGTTAGTCTTCGAATGGTTTAGAGGTAAGGGATTAGTGGGTATGATATCGACAAATGAAGTATTAAACGAAGGAGACCCAAGGTATTACGCTTCTGTGGATGATATTAAAGAAGGTGGAAAACTACATGATCTAGGAGTTGTTCAAACATACGAAGAAGCTAGATTGACAGTAGTAATGAAAATGATAGAGTTGTTGAGTTCTACTACAGAGACGTCAATAAAAGATCTTCAAAAAATATTAAGAGAGATGCAATCATGAGAAAAGTTTTAGTGCCATTAGATATAGCAATAGAACTCAAGAAGATAGGTTTTAACGACCCTTGTTTTGTTAGCTACCATTTAGATCTATGTATGAGTTTGAAGTATAAGATCCAAGATGATTGCTTTAGGATTTCAGATGTAGAGACTTTTAGAAATGGAGAAGAAGGAAAAGGAGGTGAAGTAGCTATACCGACCTGGGAGCAAGTTTTTCAGTGGTTTAGGAGTAAAGGATATGAAGTTTGTATTGATTATGTAGTTGGGAATACTTGTACAATCTATAAAGTAAATGTTAATGCGAATGGAGAGGAACTAGAGTTTGATACGGAAAGGTTTTATACATATGAGGAGGCGAGAGAGTTTGTAGTAAAAGAAATAATAAAAGAGTACGAATATGAAAACTAAAGAAGAGTTATGACGGATCTAATTGGCAGTGAAAGTACTAAAGAATGGGACGTAATTAAAGCTCTCAATGAATACCAAACTCTAGACTACGGTGACCTACTTGATTACCCTGAAGATGTTGATGGAGTTTTGAACCTTCTAGATGATAATATAAAGAGTGATTGGGAGGTAGTTCAGTCTTTAAAGGTAGTGTACGGCAGATGGAGTAAAATTCTTGTAGCTATATTTTTCTTCAACGAGGATCACGATTGCGAGACTTTGTACCTTAATGATGAATTTGACTGGGAAAATGAACAGGAAGTCTATACTAAATTAGAGGAAGAAAAAGATGAGCCTAAGATACTTGACTTCGATAATATTAAGTGGGGAGTTCTTACTGGAGTGTTATTAAGTATTATTGTAGGTTTTCTTATTTTACTGCCATTTTCAACACCTAAAGATAACTGGATAACTCTCTGTATATTCCTTTTCTTTGGGATTTGCTATACTTTGGGGTCGGTCTATGAAAGTGTTGGGGAGTATAGAAAACCTAAAACCACACTATATAGATTAATCGGTAACTTTGGATGCCTCATGGTAGTTCTATTTGGTTTAACGTATGTTATGTGGAGCTTTGTTGCAGGTAAGACTAGGATTATAGATGGAGGAAAGAGGGAAGTAGTGTATAAAAAAGAAGTATTTGATTATGAGAGAAGAGAAGTGGTTAAGTAATTATGCAGCAACTAAGGATGGGCGCGATGTACAGTTTTTATTAGAGAGAAAGTTGATTGATAGTATAGATGCAGAGGGAATATTAAGAAAGAATAAGGTACTAGAGGTGTTTGATGGATTTAAGGTTTTCTCTAAGGATGGGATTAAACAGTTTCAGAAGGATAGCGATACTCAGTTTGATTTAGAGGAGATAGGCAGTGAGCTTGAAAGTGATGAGGTAACCGTAGAAGAAGTGTGGCTAATGAAGAGGTTTGAAAGTAAGCTTAGTAACTATAATTTAGAGGGACAATACTATAGACTCGGCTCAGCTTTACTATATGGAACTGGAAGGAAAGACTATTTTGTATGGATTAATGAAGAGGATGATAGTAATATGAAGGTAAAACAAAGAACAATACCACTAGAACTTAGATTAGCTTTAGAACATTTGATTTTAGCGGTAGTTTGTTTGTCTATTTTCCCAATTGAATTTTATAAGTTTACAGCTGTTATCCATGTTCCACTAGTACTATATAACTCGGTGAAGAAAGTGTACTATAAATCTAGCCTCTACTTCTTTTTGTATACGGTTAGTGCTATGATTATCAGTTCTTTAGTTGGCTTGACCTGTAAACTCTATGGTTAAAGCCTTATATATGAGAACAAGAGGAAATGTTTTAGTTAAATTTTTGAGATATGAACAACTTAATAAAACTGCAGCAAAAAGCACAAGAAAAATTAGAGGAGTACGGAATAAACAACATTAGACTACCTGAGAGAGAATTTGGGTATGATCTAAGAAATATAAACCCGATACTACTAAGAATTAAACACCATGACCCAGAGAAGACTATTGTGGAGATTCAAGGAGTAGGTAAGTTTGAGTATGAATCGTTCCTGTTTTCTCCAGAGCTTGACCACGATAAGTATGTAGAAGTGTCATTGGAGAGATTAAGATTGAAGTTCGAATGTCAGGTTAGTCTATATGAGGAAGAGATAGGGAGGATTGAGGATACGTTAGAAAAATTAATAAGTTAGATATATGATACGATTTTTAAGTGTAGTAGGTTTAGTTGCCGTTTCTGCAGTAGCTTACCTCTATAAGAAAGGATGTGAAGTTTCCAAGAAGAGTGAAGGTTACAACGGAGCTGAGGTGGATTTGAGTAAAGAGCGAAAGAAAGGAGATAATTTATGGAGAGGAGGTTATTTGGAGAGATAAAGAACCCTGTGGCGGCTATTAAGTTATTTCAAAAAGAGACATGTACAGAGCTCCTCGATAAAAACACAAAAGTAGTAACAGATATCAAAGAAAGGTTAAAGTTATGACAGAGGAACAAATAAAAGAGAAAATCTGTAGACATTGCTGTAGTTAGACCTGAGGTGTTTGTAGAGCATGACGACTTTGAAGATGTGATAATAGCCATACTGAATAAACATGCGGAGGAGTTGGAGAAACTAGCAGATGATTATGGAAGGAAAACTCAGGCCTACTTAGATGAACTTGAAGACGTAGAGGATATAGTAGCGGTTTTAGAGAATAAACAAAAAGAAAGATTAAAAGATGAACATAAAAAATAGAACAAAAAACATTAAGGCGGAGATTGTAGCCCATTCTAAGAGTCCACCACCTTTAGAAGAAGAGGACTTTATATTTGAAATTTCTACGAAAGATCTTCTAAAAATAAGAGGTAGAGGTAAAAAGAATGTAATAGCCGATAATTTTTATGGAAAGAATCTTATATATTGTTGGTTACTAAATAATAAATTATATATAGGTCAAACAACTAATTTAGGAGTTAGGTTAAAAAATTATCTAAACGGTATATACACTGAAACTCATTATTTTGCAAGAGCTTTAAATAAATATTTGAGGAGAAAGGATTCTTATTTTTATATCATGTGTGTATGTGATACAAAAGAAGAACTGAATGAAAAAGAGAAATTTTACATTAGTAAGTATGATACTACAAATAGGGATAAAGGATATAATTTGACTCATGGTGGAGACCGTCCTTTAGTTTCCGAAGACACTTTAAGAAAAATGATTAATTCTGCAAAAAACAAGAAAAAGATTTATTGCAAGATAATTGAAGAGGATAGAGTTATGGAATTTGAATCTAGAAGTGATTGTGGTAGAAAATTGAACATAGACAGGGGTACTATTTATTGGGGAATCAAACGTAAAGGTATTGTATTGAAAAAGTACTATTTTTCTTATGATAAAGATTTTACTAACCACAGTGATAAAACTATAAATAGAAATAATCTAATATCAACTAAATTAAAGAATAATAGAAATGGGACTAAATACATATGGAAATTATATAAAAATGATATTATTTTATTAGAAAGAGATAGTTTATTAAGATTACGTAGAGACTCTAATTTAAATATAAAAGAATCCACCTTTAGAAGAATATCTGAAGGTAAATGTAGTAAAGAAGAATTTAAGGAATATAAAATAACTAAACATTTAAAAAATGAAAAATCTAATTAAAGCCAAGATAATCACTCATTCAAAAAGACTTAATACAAATGAAGAACTTATAACCTATAAGTTGATTTATCCTCGTATAATTCATTCAGAACTAATGACTTATTCCATGATGTCTGTCAATTCGGCAAGCAGTAGAGCAATTCCAGTCAATAAGTTAATAGAAGTTATAGAAAAAACACCATTTTATCCAATATCCTATCAAAAGAAACATTCAGGTATGCAAGGAACTGATTACTTTACTTCAGAAGAGGATATAAAAACTTGTTATTCTTTGTGGGAAGAATCTATGCAGGAATCAATTAGAGTTGCTAAAAAGATGTTAGAATTTGGTATTTCTAAGCAAATAATTAACAGAACTCTTGAGGGCTACCAATACCATTGTTGTTTAATGACTGGTACAAGAGAATCTTTTAACCATTTATTTAATCAAAGATGTCCTGTATATCCAGGTGGTTGTAAGTCTTGGAAAGAACTCTGTGATTTAGACAGTAATTATACTATGGAGACACCTCTTATTGAAAGATTAAAAGTTAATAAAGGTCAAGCAGAAATTCATTTCATGGATTTAGCTGAAAAGATGTACGATGCTTTAAATGAATCTACTCCTGATGAACTATCGATAGGAAGTTATCACATACCTTTCTATAAAGATATTATAAGTAGTGAAGGGGAGTTAGGTATAGATAATCTAATTGCTATGTCAGTTGCCCTTACAGCAAGAGTGTCTTATACTTCTATAAGTGATGATAATAAACTCACCTTAGAAAGAGCCACTAACATATATAATCATTGCCTTGAAAATGGTCATTGGAGTGTGTTTGAACATATAGGTCAATGTATGACAGATGAAGAGTATGAGAATTCCATAAGACAAATATTTGGTCAAAGTCATGGTACTAAAGGTTGGAATAAGAAATTTAAAGGTTTCAAACAACTAAGAGCAATATTAGAATTACAACTAGGAATAATAAAGTAAAATGATACACTGGATTTATATAGTAAGTTTCATAGGACTTTACTTTGCTTCAGTTAGATTCTTGAGAGTTTATTTAGGACTTAAGGAGAGGAAAGATGTACTAATGGATATAATATCGTTCACTCCGGTCTTAAATACGGCTATAATTCTATTCGGGTTCTTGTGGATACTTTGGATAGTTATTAGAGAAGCGGCGATATACACAATAAATAACCTTAAAAACAAAGGATAAAATGTCAGAAGTATTAATTATAGTATCCCACAGTGCCACATCTTCCCTTAAAAGTAAACTCGGATTTTTCTCAGTTGATGGGTTTATTAAGTTTATGGAGGATAAGGACACTACAGGATACAGGTTTTCTTACGATGTGATGGATAGGAGTTCTGGGAAATTGGCAGCACCTAAGGATTTGTCTCACATCTCACTGAAGGATTTTGAAGATTTATTTGTCAAGCGAGGTCACGATTTAGGTCCAAGGCTTATTAACAAGATCTTCAACACTTCAATAGGTAAGAAATACGGAACAAGGAAATAAGTTGTTGTCATAATGTGTGAAGAGTAGTTCATGGGGTAAAACTTGTGGGCTGCTCTTTTATTTTATGGTTTGAATTATGAAGACAGTAGATCTAAAGGACATGGATTTTTCAAAAGAGATGCCCAGTAGAAAGTTTATAGGGGAGACTCTATTTCTAGACCTAACTGAACACAAGACCTTTAGAAATCAATCAATATGCAGGTTAAAGATGACCCCTAAACACCGGTTGTATAATAAAGATAATAGTAATGTAGGAGGTTGGGTTGGTGTTGATGTAGAACTAGATGAAGATGTTTGGATAGATGAGGATACGGTAGTTACAGGAAAGAGTGTTATTTATGGAGCGGTTGAGATTACACATGGATCTAGAATTAATAACTGCAGTATAATAGGTAATGGATTAATAAGAGGAACTAAAATAACGAAGAGCGAAATTAATGGAAGTTTTAATATTGGACATGGAACTGAGATAAGGAAATCAACATTAGATGGTATAACTATTCTTGATATGACGGCAATAGAGATGCACATGAGGAGGATAACTTTAGATAATTGTAAGGTTAATGGGAGAATTATTGTTGAAGGGAAGCCAAACTTTTATCTTAAGAATTGTACGATTAGTGGAGGTCTAGTAGTATTTAGGAATAGCCAGATACAGAAAATCTCATCATTCTCTGGGGTTGATTGTGAGTTTCTTGGAGATGTTGTAATTGACATTCCAGATCGTGATATTAGGTTGTCAATATCGGAGTGTTTTGTAAATAATTCAGTACTAGGTCATCAGTCTAAGTATTGGTATAGTGATAATAAAATACTAGCTAAGTGTGAGATAAATAATGTTGAGTTCTATGAATTTTAAGACGATCAAGAAGGGAAAACGTTGGGGCTTATTAAGTGAAGATAGTAAGGTGGTGATGGGAAAAACTTTATATAGGCTAGTTAAGATAGAAACTGGAGAGAAAGGAGGTTTTTTAGGGCTTGATGTAGAGATGGATGAAACTTCTTGGGTGGACTCTACTTCTTACGTTATGGGGAAAGTGGTTCTAAAAAACTATACTCAAATAACTGACTACTCTGTGATTCGAGGTTTAGATAAGGTTTATACATTCATCAACTACTCAGATCTAAACTACTCCACCTTAGAGATAATTGAAAATGCGTTCGCTCCAAACTCACATATTAAGATCATAGGGTGTAGATTCGATTATGCTCAACTAATTTACAAGCCTACATTTCCGAGAGAGGGACTGATTATGGAGAATTGTAAGTTTATTAGGTATGAGAAGTTTAGTGGAGCAAGTCCTTTATATTTAACTAGTGGAATTTATAAGAACGTAACTGGAGATAATTTTTGTAAGATAGAATTTCATTTAGGGAAAGTTTCAGGAGGTTCTGTGGATAGGGTTATTATGGAGGATGTCCACTTAGGGTCTTCAAGTAGTATATCTATAGGGAACACAAAGCTAGTATATATGAATAATGTAGTGATTAGTAGTGGAGTATCTATGGAAAACTTTGATGATACGAATTACCTGTCAATAGTAAACGAAAAGATAACAAAAGAATGGAAAGGATTAAAATAATAGAGAACGACACAAAAATCAAACATAACACAACTTACTACAGAATTGAAAAACTACCTAATCACCCCTTGTATACAGAGTCTAGAATGAACTTAGGTGGATATATTTGTAAGGACTCTAAAGTTGAAGATGGAGGTTGGATTTCAGAGGGCGTATTTCTAACAAGGTCTACGGTTAAAGAAGCAGCTGTACTTGTTAATTCTTCTATACTGGATCGTGAAATTGAGGTGTTTGATTCAGAGATTAGCGGCAGCACTTCATTATATTGGGCAACTGATACTCCGGGAGCTATAATAAAGAATAGTGAGATTAGTGGCTTAGAGGGAAGTAACAATAACATTAAGCTCATTGAAAACTCTAGAATTATAGGAGCTTGGAAGTGTAGCAATGAGTATGGAATAGAGATAGTAGATTCTGTAATTATAGGTAGTGGGATTGTAGGTGGAAAACTTAACGGAGTATGGAAGAGTTAGTGAAACCAATAAAACTGCGAAGATGGGAGGTTAAGGAAACACAGGGGAAAATACTTGGATATAGAATAGAAGCCACAGAATACCACAAAACAATTAAACCGGGAACAGTAGGGGGATTTGCTATAAGTGAGGATAATGTAGATGAAACTTCTTGGATATTCGATGATTCTTTAGTGTCTTGTAAGGATGTTAGATTAATAAACAATACAATAATACAAGATAAAACAGTAATAGGTGAGGGTGTGAATTTTATGGATGGTGTTTTAGTAATTTCTAACTCTAACCTAACTAATTCATATATAGACAGTAATAATAGAGAGGGCATCACTGATATTAACTTCATAAAAGACACTAGAATAACTAAGGAGCATATTCATCTTTATGGTAGGTGTTCTCTAGTTAATTGTGTTATAGAGAGAGATTTAACTCCAAACGATGATGCGGATATGGTTATACTTTACAATTCTCATTTAGTAGATAGTGTGATTATTAGTCCAGATTATCAAGTTGACCTAAGTGAATGTTTAGCTGACAGACTTAGAATAGTAGGAGGCTCGATTAATGTTACAACAAGAGAATCTAACTGCGTAGTGAATCTAAGGGATGTATCAGTAATCGGCAAAAATAGCTTTATTCTAGGACATGAGCTTAAGGATATCAGTTTACTAAAGAATGTTGAGGTTAAGAATGGTTGTAAGATAGAAGTGAATCAAGGATCTATACATATCGAGAATAAACTGTTTGAAGGAGAGCGAGAATCAATAGAACATGAATACGAAGAAAGTGGCAACCTAATTATAATGAACTAAAGTATGGTAGAAATATTAAAAGAAGACACTATAACCTTTAACAGAAAAACCTTGTACAGACTTAAGATGAAAGAAGACCACCCTAAATATGCTAAGTATAAAGATAGGGTACTGGGTGGTTATGTAAGTGAAGATGCTGTAGTAGAGAGGGGAGCTTGGGTTGAAGAGGATAGTTATGTGATAGGTAAGAGTGTAATTAGCGGTAATGTTGTAATATCTAGACACTGCCGAATAAAGGATAGCAAGATAGAAGGTGTTGGAACTATAAGTCAATTCAACATAGCAAACTCAGAGATACTTGGTCATTTTAGAATAGAGGGTAATGGGGTAATGAAGGATTCTAGGTTTGATGGAGTTATCTTTATGAATCTGTTAAGTCTAGGTCCACAATCAAACAGAACCTTTACTAAGTGTAGCGTGACTGGAGTATTTAAGATGGAGATATACAATGTAGTTAAGTTTGAGAATTGCGTATTTAATGGTAATTTCACAGCTTCTATCGGTACTAATTATTTTGGAAGCAAGTATCTATTAATGAAAGGGTGTACTACTAATAATAATGTAATAATCCGAAATGGTAGAACTAATAATAGAATATACAACTTAAAGGACTGTTACTTAGATAATGTGGAACTAGATTTAGCATTAGTAGAACCAGAAGAAGTAATAAATGGTTTAGTAGAATATAATAGAATGACATGGCAAAAAGAGAAATTAAGCTTAATCGAAAGGATTTTATAACCTGCAAAGTGACGGGAGAGGAGTTATATAGGGTAGTTGGAAAAAGTAAAGATGGGTTAGAAGTTATAGGAGGTTATGCAGGAGAGAATGTAGTTATAGGTTCTGACGCTTGGGTTTCTGCAGATTCTTCTATTTCAGGGTCGGTATACTTACTTGGAAAAACTTTAATTACAAGCTCCACAATATATCAAACCAGCTTAGGGAGTATCGAAATAACTGACTCAAATATAATGAACTCAGATATGTCTTCTAGTCAAGCTGGGAGGAAAATAATGATATCTAATAGTATTCTAAATGATGTAACTGATATTGGAGGTATGGGAATGCAAGTATCAGGGACTTCAGAGTTAATTATAGTAGATTCAACTTTAGAAGGGTTATCAAAAGTAATTCTATCAGGTATGCTTAGTAATGTTGAAATGATGTATGGTAGTAAGATTGTATGCTCAGAGGATTTTGGGATAGTGAGGTTATGGTGTAAAGACTTAACATTAGATGATCACGCGGTATTATCAGTAGAATCAAATATAGGGCATGTGATAATGAATAACGTTAAGCTGTGTGAAGAATCTAAGTTATATATTAATCGTAAGGCAGATAGTAGAGATTTGGAGTATATAACGTCTATCAATAACTTAAAACTAGAGAAAAATGAAAAGCTATGGACAGAATAGTAAATGATAGGATGACCTTGGAGTTTAAGAGGGATAATATGGTTGATGGTTGGAGAGTTTATATGTTAGATGATCACCCACTTGCAGGTATTGTTGATGATAGGGAAGGAGGTATTGTGGCTCACTGGAATTGTATCGATAGCAGTTCTTGGGTAAGTAGAAAAGTGAAAGTGGGTTTAAGTGGAAATATACAAAACTCTATGATTCTAACTCTAAATAATTCTGAGGTTAATGGTCTGGTGTATAATTGTAAGATAATGGCTAAGAATTTATCGGTTGGGTCGGGGTGTTTAATTAGGAAGGTAAATGCTGTTGCTATAGATCATACTACTTCAATTGATAGACTCGCCTTCATAGACTCCCAAATAATCAGCTCACCTTTATGGATTGCACCTAAGTCTGGGAATACCGCTAGTAATTATAATGTGGAGTTTGTAGATTCGAGAGTTGAAGGTAGGTTTTTAGTTAGTAAGCCCCTCTTTTCAATTAGATGCAGCTTGACAGGAGAATTTGTAGTATCTGAGCAAGTAGCCTTAGTAGACTCTAGTTTTACAGGATCTTACATATTCAAAAAGGAGGGTAAGTTTATAGAAGATGAATTTAGTAACCAAGATGAGATAATAAAATGAGAACACAGGTAAAATTACACATAGACGGGAATTATAGAGTGATGAGAGGTGAGAAGATAGGTGGAATTGTTCCTAAGCATACTTCAATAGATGAGACTTCTTGGGTTGATTTCAGTTCTAAGATTACACTCCTCAATGAAAACTGTATAGTAGTCTTAAGAAATGGAACGAGGATATTGGATAATTCTTGGGTTAACATTAGGGCAGATGCTATGGTTACACTTTCAGGGGTTCAAACTAAAAAAGGAAGCGTATACTTAGAAGCTGGACTTAGAGGGCTTGCAGAAGTATCGGAGGTAGAGGTTTTAGACAGCAGAATCTGGTTAATTGGAAGTTGTGGAGTAAGTCTTTCTAATTCAAGGATAACTGATAAAGCTGAGTTGATTATAGAAGGGAATAGAGTTGTTGTAGATAGAGCTAAAATAGAAGGAGAGGGTACAGTATTTAAATTGAAACCCGGAGGTAGGAGTAATATTTTAGTTTCAGACGTTTGGTTAGAGAATACATCACATACGCACATAGATCGAGTTGCAGGATTAAAAGAAGATATAGATTTAGTTGTATCAAATATCATGGAAGTAGGTGAGGCTAAGGGAGAAAAATTTACTTACCTTCTAGAGGGCGATGTAATACTGAAAAATAAGAGTATAAGCAAGATTTCTGGAGCTAGTGATTTAGTATTAAAAGGAGTTGAAACGTATGAAAAACAAGATAATTGACAATAAAGAAGGGACGCTATCGTTTTCTTGGAACTCTGAACTAAACAATTATAATGTGGTAATGACTGACAAACACCCACTAAATACAGATGGTGAAGGTTCAGGTATATTTGGAGGAACTGTAACTCACCCAGACCTAATTGGATATGATTGTTGGATTAGTGGAGGTGTAAGCGTCATAGGTGAGTGTAAGTTATCTGGAGGAACTATAATAGAAGCGAGCTTTTTGAATATAGTTAATACAAACCTAAATAACTGTAGAATTTCTATTTATTTTGGGCAGGTGTTTGAGAGTAATCTTAATAACTTGGAAATCAGTACGAATAAATTTGATTGCAAGAATTTTATTACCGCAGATAGTTCTAACTTTATAGCTTCCGGTTATGAGAGTTTATCAATAGTAGATACAACCTTACTGGGAAACTTAATGATAAGAACGAGTGTAGATGTTAATAAGAATCCGAATAAGACAATTATATTAGGTTCTGAGTTAGATGGTAATATTATGGTTAGGGGTTTAGGATTTGAAATAAAGAACTCTCGGATAAAGTCTAGGTCTACCATCATTAGTGAAAATTACTTGAAACTTAATAATGTAAATGAATGAGAAATACAGTAATAGATCTAAAACAGAAGAAGACTATTAAAACAATCGACATATATAGAGTGGTAGATTTAGAGTCTGGAGAAGAAGGTGGATGGGTTAGTAATAATGTACAGATAGATAGGAATTCTTGGGTAGGTAAGGCTAATGCTATAATAATGCCACAAGGATCTAGGTTATCTCTACAAAACACAATCATAGACGGAGCTGGTATACAGTTTGAGGTTAGAAGTGGACTGGTTTTACTTAAGGACTGTGCGGTTAGGCCCTACGCTAAACTTTCTATTGAGGCTCGGGAAGAAGTGATAATATCTGATAGTGTATTTGGAACTGGATCTTCGTTTATTATAGATGGGATGGATTTCAGTTCAGTTAGTGTAAATAATTTGAATCTCAGTAATAGCGCTGTGTTTAAGGTTGGGGTATCTGTTGAGAATGTAGTTGGACCTGATTTAATACCTGCAGCTACTTTTAATGACATATCTATTCAAAACTTGGGGAGATTCTTTATTACTGGTTGCAAAGGAGATGTCTTGGTTAATAAAGTTCTAGTTGGAGAGGATTGTAGTTTTCAGTTGGATAATTATTGGGGAGTGATGTTAGACGAGTTTGAATGTAGAGAGGATAGTAAATTTGCGCTAAGTAATACAAGTCACTCTAAGCTATCTAAATTTGGAAACGAGATTATAATAGTGGATACAGATATTGGCAGACACTCTTATGTTAATCTTAATTCAGCAGGGGGAGTTATTTTAGATAATCAAGTAGTGGAGAATGCTAAGTTGACAGATGATGAAGTAATAGTTAATGGAATGTTTAAAAGTAAGAATCAATTTATAGAGGAATGGAACATAGAATAATGAATAAAGAGAGAAGTATCCTGTTTGTTAAGGGGAATCCGAAGAATCAATTTTGGAGAACATACCTTCTTGAAAACCACCCTCTTTATACTGGAGATGACACTGTGAGGGGTGGACTTATTGATGATCCTGATAGTATTTCTTGGGACAGTTGGTTGGGTTCTGATGTGATTGTTGATAAGTCTAAGATACTAAATGGCAGTAGAATCGAGGGATATTTTGAGATTAGAAGCAGCACTATATCTAACTTAAGTATTACAGATGTTAATCCCGATACTACTCCCAGAATTTCAAACTTAATCAAAAACTCTACCTTAAACTTTCATGCACCTGTTGGGATCTATATAGTTAAGGAATCTATTATTGTGGGAACTTGTATTGATGGGTATGTAGATATAAGTAAAGTTGTGGGATTAGATTTAAAGAATAGCTGCTTAACCGGGAGTATAGATCTTAGGAATTGTCATGAGCTTTTAGAATTAGAAGACTGCTTTTTTAACGGTAATCTAATCTTTGACTGTGGTAATTATAAGTGGGAGAACGCTAAGATAGAAGGGAATAAAATAATTAAATGGCAATGGAAAAATATATAGGACCGGGCATAAAGATTAACTTAGAGAAGGGAATAGAGTTTTACCATGTAGATTCCGATAGTAGATTTGATATTTACCAGATTTACAGAGATGATGGAACAGTGGGAGGAAAGGTATCGCTGGGAGTAACTTTAGATGAGAGTTCGTGGATAAGTGAGGGTGGATTAGTAGTTAATCTAAGTTCTAAGAAAATCCACATAACTAACAATTCAAATATCAAAGGTACTATTATGTTAGATGCAATGGAGGTTTGTTTGGATATGGTTATAGTTGAGGTAAAGAGTGAGATAATTAGTAGTGGTGATGCTCAGTTTGGTAAGATTAAGTTGAGGGATTTAGTTTTAGGTAGAGCGTCTAAGATTGAATTAGTAGGTGATCTAGGGAACTATATAGCAAGTGATTTTGAGATTGATATGGAGAATGTGAATGTTGAAGGGAACTCTACTCTCAAGTTACGTAATTATGGATCGGTGAGAGATTTGAAATTAACCGAATCCTCTGCATTAGTTATAGACGGTGTGAAGTTCTCAATAAATAATGTAACTATAGGGCAGGCTAATTTCATCAATATCTCAGAGTTTAATACTTTATTCATATCAGATTTAACCGTAAAGAGTAATCCTAATCTAAACTTAAATCACCTCACTTTCAATGCTCCAAGTGCGACTATCAAAAATAATAACTTAATCATAGCAAATATTTTAATCAAGGGAGGAGCGTACATTCGTAAAAATATAGAGGATGAGTATGTAATATATGAAAATGAGACATGGGAAAGCCAAACTATATAAAGAACAAAGAAGAAACCCTACAATACCTAAAAGAGACGACGAGTTTGTACAGGGTTTATATGCTACCGAATCACCCAGCTAAACGTTTAATAGGTGGAACTGGGATAGTCAAGGGAGGTTTGGTACATAGTATGGATAATTTAAGTTACGACTCTTGGATTAGCCATAATGTACTTATATTAGACGAGGGGACTAGAGTATATAGATCAATCATAGAATCCCAAGCATCTAACTTAATAATAAAAGAGAGTCAGATAAATGGAATAGAAGTAACGTTAGATTGTAGATATTCAGATGGAGGGCTTATAAGTAATTCTCATATAGATATAACCTCTGGAAATTTGGGATATCTTAGGGGGCTTAGGATAACGGATTGCTATGTAGAAGGAGCTTTAAGTGTTTCTGGTTTATTTAAGTTATCTATGAGAGGGACTAAGATTATGGGTCAGTTATTTATAGAGGGAAATATAGATCGAGACACTGATGACCCTTCAATAGATGTAGAGATAAACGATTGTAATTTTGAAGGAGTTAATAGTATAGTGAGAACGATTATGGAAACTGATAAACTAACCTTTGAGAATGAGAAATATATAGGAGTTAATGTGTTAAAGGACAGCGATGGGAATAATTAAAATAAATGCTAGGGATAAAATTAACCACCTAGGACGCACTTTATACCGAGTAGTGAATGAAGTAACGGGTAAGAAAGGAGGCTGGGTTAGTAAGGAGGTTGTAATAAGTGATGATTCTTGGGTTGAGTATGAAGGAGCGGTTATATCTGGTAATGGAGGTAAAATCTTCTTAACTAATGGAACCAAAATAGAAGGGAAACTAGAATCACACAGTCAAGTAACTAAGGTGAGTAATTGTTTCTTTAGAGGGGAAGTAGTAGTAGTAGAGGAGCCTGAAATCTATACCGCTGAGTTTGTTAATTGTAAGACTATAGATAAGGGGTGTAAGATATTCATAGCAAATCCAAATTTTGATGTACCTGTTCAATTTTCAGATAATGTATACTTAGAGAACGTGCTTATGTCTAGTGGTTCAGAAATGCATCTCTCTCCTCATGGTAGTGTTTCACGTGCAACATTGTTTAGTAGAGCATATCTTTCTGTGGATAAAAGTGGGAAATATTTAATTAGTGATTTGACGATAGGAGAGCGAGGTTCTTTGTTTATCTCTGGATTTGCTAGGGTAGGTATTTCTAATTTAACTATGGAGACTCCTTCTGATGGTGTTAGTTTTAAAGATATCGATATTAAGTGTCACAGTAAATATAATTATATGAGTAACTGTCTGATTAATAACACTAGGTTTGAAGTTGACGATAAGTACGCAGAGATCATTAGAGTGGATAATCCGGACATAGATTTAATAATTAACGATGGAGTACGATATAATAAATGATGAAAAGACCCTCGGATTTAAGAAGGATTTAATTACAGGAGTTCTAGGTGATAATTACTATTCAGACACCTACCGAGTTTATATGCTCCAGAATCACCCTTTATTTGAAGTTACTAAGAAGGAAGATAGAGTAGGTGGTATGATTTTGGATATAGAAACTTTAGACTCGACTAGCTGGATTAGTAAGGGAGTTGAAGTTAATGGTCTAGTATCTAAGCTCATTAATTCTGTTCTGATTCATACTAACTTAGGGAAAGGAAGATTGATGGTAGGAAGAAATGTAAAGATGACTAATTGTTATATAGAGTCTGGAAGTCCGGGAGATGCAGTTATAAGGAAGTCCGAGATAGAGAATGTTAAAATTATACGGAATAGTGCAGGAGTTAGTATTAAAAAGAGTAAGATAATAGATGGAAGCTTTGTTAGCACGAGTTTAAGGACAGAGTGGGGTTTAAGTATAGTTGAAAGTCAAATTGTCTCTTGTAATATTATACTCCACGATTGTTCCCTAAGTCTTAATCAAATGAATCTCTGGAATATGGATGTAGTAGAATCAGGAAAAATTTTGACTAATGCGGATATTGAATAAGTATAGAAAGCAGAAACTCAGGATTATAAATAAAGGTAGTTGGATATCTGAGGGAGTAGATTTAGAAGAGGTCAATAAAATGAGTCAGCCTTCTACTATGGTTTTGATTAAGAGTCAGGTAAACGGTAATATAGAGACTCACAACGACATTATATTTGAGAATTGCAGGATAGGTAGCGTTAAGAGTTTTATTGTAAGTTATAGTATAGAATCTTCACCTGTAATCTTTAGGAATTGTGTCTTTAATGATGATTGTGAGGTGTATATTGAAACTGGTGAAGGGACATACTTTGAGATAAATAACTTAGAGATGGATGTCGAAAGTACACTTACTCTAAAACCTATGAAATCCTGTATAGTCGAGAATGTGAGAATAGAGCATTATGGTGAGTTCTGTGGTTCGAATGATACAAGAAATATAGTAATGAAGGACGTGATAGTTAGTCGGAATGTTTTAGTTAATCTTCAGAGCGAGTTTAATCCTGACATAGTTTATCTCAATAATGTGCACTTTGGGGATGATTCTGGTTTTTCAGTAAAGGCTGGTAATGTTAACTTATCTATGGTGGATGTTAGAGTTAGACCTTTTGCAGTTATTGCAGTAAAGAAGCACACTAATTTAAAAGGAGAGATATTAGATGGAAACGTTACGATTTAAAAAGCTGCTAGATAACCACTACATCGTTTACATGACCAAATACCACCCTTACTATTATCGATATCTGAATGCTAAGGAGGTTGAAGGTTATGGAATAGAAGGTGGGAGAATAGATAATCCAGTGAAGATAGATAAGTACTCTTGGATTGATATTGGAGTTGATGTTAGGAATTCCACGATAAAGAGATCAATTATAACTACGCATCCCTTTAATATATCTCTCTTAGTATCAATCTCGGACTGTAAACTTGAGAATTGTGAGATAAAGTGTAGTGATTCTTCTTATATCTTTAACTCGAACTTGGAAGGTGATTTTATTGAGGCTGATGGGAATACCGTTGTTTTAGGAGATTCTTCTATTAATGGGGTGTTTCAATATTATAATCCTTCATTCAGTTTAACTCTAAAAGAATCAAGTATATCGGGAGTAACTAGGATGGTAAATGTTTGCAGGAATATAGCTATCATCAATTCAAACTTAACAGGATCACAGAATTTTACACCAAAGTCAGATGATGGAAAGGTAATTAAGAGTGATTTCCTTGTGATAGAAGATGTGTATATAGCCGAAGATGGAGTAATATCGTTAGACCAAATTAATGAGAAAAAGTATGTTAGTAATTGATAAGAATGAAAGTAAGGAGTGGGGAGATCTAATTCTTTACCGAGCGATTGATGAAGATACTGGAGAGAAACATGGATGGGTTACTGAGAATATTATACTGGGAGAAGGTTGTAAGATAGAGAAGGAGTGTAGGGTTTATTCAAAGTCTCTAAACGGTGTAGTTCATTTGTCTGATGTTGAGATTACAGGTATGTCGGATATAGGAGTTAATTCAGGCTTTTTCTACAGGTGTATCTTCTCTAAAAGCTGTATATGTGACTTTGGTGAAACTGCAGAAGTAACTAATTGTCGTATATCTGGTAAAATTGAAGTTATAGATGAAGGAGGACTTAGAGTAAAGATGGATAATGTGCAAATAGGACACGGCACTCGCTTGGAATCTGGAGATGGGGTAACTATTCTTAATTCCTGTTTCGCAGACAGTTCAATAATTAAAATACAACCTCAGATGGAGCTCCTAATGAATAACGTGAATATAGGTTATAAAAGCGTGTTACGTATAGCTACAGCAAATAACTTAACTCTAGATAATATAACCATAGGAGAGTCTTGCAATGTGAGTGTGGATAAAGGAGAATTGACGTATGCAGAATCTATAATTGGAGAAAGAATTAATGACAATGAAGAGGTTGAGTTTACGGGAGATCAAGAGTAGCGGCAAGGTCTCAGATAATGTTATTCTAGATGATGGCTCTTGGGTTGAAGAAGGAAGTGAGGTCATAAGTAGTGATCCGAGTAAAGTCGTAAACCTCATAAATACAATAGTCAAAGGGGATTCCATATTGTGTATAGATTCAGGAAGCTTGGTTAATTGTGAATTTGATAGAGCTAAGGTGACGTTAAGAGGGAATGATGTTGTAGAATTTAGAGATTGTAAGATAAAGAATAAGTCGGATATTTTCAAAGTAAGAGGTATGAACAAGGCTGAACTAAATCTTAGGCAGAGGTTTTACAAAGTTGAGATGAATAATGCTTCTATAACTTTTCCAGATGGTGAGGTTTTATGTAACAACTTAGTAATGAGAGGTAGTAGCCACATACACCTAGAAAACCCACAAGATATAATAATTAGTGATGTAGTAATGGATAAAGATGCTGAAATAGAAATAGAGGGTAACCAAAACTTAACTATAACTAATGTGGATCTTAGGGAGTATTCGAGCTTGAAAATAAAGACAAGTGCAAGTGGAACTAAAGATGCTGCAAGTGTAAATAATATGATAGTTATAGCTTGGAATACAAAAACAGTTAAATTATGAACGATATAGAAAATGTCACCTTTGAGAATTGTGTTATAGGTGTGATAAAGTCATTTGAAGTTATTGGAAGCGAAGACCTAAAGAATCCCATCGTATTTAAAGATTGTGTATTTGAGGATGGGATTTCAGTGGAGATTAAAGTTAACCCTGATAGTATAGTAGAGGTAAATGGACTTAAGATGCGTGAAAAAAGTAATTTGAAGGTAAGAAAGGCATTAGATAAACTTCAAATAAATAACATCTGCTTAGGCTTAAGATCTACTTTAAATTTAAACCCAAGAAATGAAACCGAGACTGAAGCATCTTTTACTAATTGCTACTAATTGCTGGGTTCTAAATGGATCTACTTGGACAATACTAGAGCCGCTAACTTATAAAAATAGGGAGATTACTGGAGAGATAGTGTCGGCACCAGAGCATAGAGGTTTCAAGATAATCTAAACAAACAAAATTATGAGCAACAAAGAAATAAAAGTAAAACACGAAGAAACAGTAGACGGTAAAATCTTAAAGAGAATAGAGTTACCACAGGGAGGACTTGGAGGTTTAGTAGAGTTTCCAGAATTAATATCACCTCAAAGTTTTATCTCTCCTAACTGTACAATCATAGGTAGAGTAGAGGTAGAAGCTGGAGCAACAATAATGGATAGCTCTAAGATTGAAGGAGAAGGGTTTATAGGTTCAAAGGCAGTCATTCAGGGTACTCAAATTAAAGGGACGGTTAATATAATAGGTGCAGCAGTTCTCCAAGGTTGTTTATTTGAAGGGGAGATTAACTTAATGGGTAGTGAGATTAAGGATGAGGCTATATGTATTAGAAAAAGCGATATAATTGGAGATGTGTATATTAAAGAAGGGGTTAGGCTTAATAAGTGTAAGTTTGAAGCTAATTTAGAGTTAAAACCTTCTGTAGAGCTTATTAAAACTGAGATAATAAACGATGGAGGTACTTGTGGAGTTGTGGATACTAATTCGCTTAGGAACTTACAAAAATACACTCTAGATTCAACTAATATGTTCAACAAAAATGTAACCGAGAATGAAAATGACTAAATATAAAATAGTAGGAGAGACCTTAATTGATACAGTTACAAATGAGGAAATAAAGGGGGTGAAGATATTAAATGCAGCAGAAGATTTGTATATAGGAGATAATGTAGATTTTGGTATAGACGTGGAAGTTACCCTATCTGATTCAGCAAAGGTTATTGACTCTAAATTTATCTCGGGAAGCAAGGCGGCTATAACAGATAATGCAGTAGTGATTAATAGTGAGTTTCAGTTTGATGGAGATTCAGTTATTAGAGTAGCTAGGAATGCAAAAGTATATAACTCAACACTAAGAGGGGATATTAAAGTTCTAGGGGCTACAGTAGTTAAGGATAGCAGAATCAAGGTTCCATTCTTAGCTCTCAGACTTGATAACTTTATAGAGAATGTAGAATTTATCAGCAACTCCCCAGAAGCTTGTCATGCGTTTGAAAAGTGTTACCTGAAAGATTGTAAGATTAGGTATGGTAATGAGCCTGGAGATGACAACAAGTATAGAGGTATTCATATGATAGAGAGTATTTTAATGGGTGTTGAGAATATTGGGGCTAGGTTTCCAGATCAAGTTAGAAATTCGCTGGTGATTGAAAAAGTCTATGCGGATGGAGATCAAATACAAGAAGGTACTATGGAAGTGTTTAAGGCTGATTTGACAGAAGATGAAGAGAAGTGGTAAAGCAGCTAGGATGAAGGAAGATAACCCTATTTGCTTTAAGGAGTCTAAGATTGAAGAAGCAGGGGTCTATCTATCTGAAGGTTCTTCTATAAGTGATAAATCTTGGGTAGTGGATTCCAGAACCTCTTTCGTTAATTATAGTGAGATAGGAGATAATATATTCTACCTGGACAGTGGCTTTATAATGGAGGAGGATTCTAAGTTTAATGGTAGTCTATTTTCAAGAGGAGGGGAGTCTAATTTACGCCTATTCTCCACTAGTGTTGATGCAAATGTGAATATACTTGGTGAATGTTATCTTACTCTTTCAGATTCAAACATAGAGGGGAACTTCGTAGTGAGAGGTGAAGGTGGTAGACTTAATTGTGTGAATGTTAATATCCTTGGTAATGTGATAATTGAGCTACCTAAGAATTCATCCATAGACTTAGTAAATGTAGAGATTCATGGGGATTTGATTTTAGATTGTGTTAGTTATTTACGTATGGGAGAATGTTCAATATTTGGATACAACACTATAGTCAAGAAAGGAATAGGAGATTTGAGAATGGAGAATTGTCACTATAATAACTCTGGGTACAACGAATATAATTTAACAACAGATACAGTATGGAAGGAGAAAATAGAGGGAAGCAAGCACATATAGTTGATAAAGGCTGGTATTACTTAGATAAGACTTTGGTTGGTGGTGAGTCACAGGATTGTTTTGCAGCTATTGATAAGTCTACAGATTATGTTATGGGTTATTTCTCAGAGTTAGCCAAAGTAGAGGAGGGCGCTAAAGTTAGAGATAGCTTACTGTATGGAAAAGTGTTTGTGAGTAAGGATTCAACCGTGCTTAATAGTAATATCGGCAATCCTGAAGGTGAATCTATAGTAATCATTCAAGGGAAGTCTAGTATTATGTACTCCACTTTCAGAACCAATATTGTTAGGAGGGATTCACAGGTATTTATTATTGACTCTAAGGTTGAACTGGCTACATTTAGAGTTAGATCTGGGACATTGACAATAAGAAACTCTACAGTAATCGGTGCCAACCCTCCCTCAATAACTACAGACATAGGACAATTTAATAAGTTTCTAGATAGTGGGATTATTGTGGATTCTTTAGTTTACTTAGGGAATAACAACAACATGAGTATAGGGAACTTTATCATTAGCAATAGTAAGGTTAATTTAGATATTTTAGATGAGCGATTTCAGAGATCTAGAATAATTAGTAATATAGACTGTATGAGAAATCTTAATCTTCCAATCAGCTTACCAATAATTAATAACAGATCAATATGAAACTAGACTTAGAAGATAAGAAAGTAGTAGATGGAGTTACGGTATATAGACTAATTGTAGATGGAGTAAGTTGGGGACACGTAGAGAGTTTAAAGAATGTAGGTCCAGAAGCTAAGGTTTTAACGGGTTGTGTAGTTATGGGAAATGCTTATGTAGGTTCAGGTCATGTAAGAGGAGACTCTAAGGTAAGCGGAAATGTTCAAATATCTGGTAACTCTATTATACATAACTCAAACTTAACTGGGAATGTACAAATAGATAGGGGATGCTTAATTGACAACTCTTCTATCTCAGGGAATGTAATGGTAGTAGGTGGAACTAAGGTAGAAAATTCCATAATAGACGTTGAAGATGGAGCCTTAATACTATCTGAAGAGACTTACGTTGGAGATAGCTGGCTTACAAAATCAGGGGTTTACTCAGAGTTCCATATCAACAAAATTAACGAAAAACAAGAAGAATCATGACAGAAGAAAAAGTGTATATCAACCAAGAAGAGACGCTAAAGTTTACTGAGAATGGTGGTAGTTATAAAGTAGAGATGCTGCCGAAACATGAACTATACTACACAATTAGACATAAGTTTGGGGGAAGTGTAGAGGATCCTAAATGTATGGACTATAACTCTTGGATAACTTCTGGGGTTCATGTTTCTAAGAATTCAAGATTATCTAACACTCAAATATACGGTGAATCTAATAATGAGCTGAATAAGGGATCTCTATGGGTATCGGATAACTCTACTCTAACGGACTGTATTATTGAAGCTGGAGGGTGTTATTTAAATAGGCTTAAGAGGTGTAACTTATCAGGCGTAAAATCATCAGGTTCATTTGGAAGAGAGGCTGCTGGATTAGAGTTTAGGGATGTTAGTATGATAGGGAATATTTTAATCAGCACAATAGGGAGAGGGAGATTGCTTAGAATGAATAATGTAGATGCTAGGGGAATTCTTAGGTTAAGTTTAGTCCAAGTAGATAAGTCTAAGGTTGAGATTATAGATTCTATCTTTAATGGGAATATAATGTTGGAATTAGATGCGGAGAGTTGGGATACTGATGTTCATATAAAGGATTGTGGATTTACAGGGGATTTGATTGTAAGCGTAAAAGAAAACTTAGAGAACAAATGGCACAAATAAAGATAGATCAATACGACAGGAAGGATTTTAAAGATCATAACGGAGATAGTATAGGGCTTGTATATAGAGTGGTTAATAAGGAGACTGAAGAAAAGGGTGGATATGTGAGTCTGACTGTTAGATTTAGTGGAGATAGCTGGGTTGAAGAAGGAGCTACTATATTCCACGTTAATGATAATAATCCTGCAACAACCCTTAATCTCAATGACACTATAGTTAAGAAAGGTTCTAGAATTGAGTCCCATAGAGCAGCAACATTAGTGGGGTGTGAGATTTATGGTTCTTTACAAATGGGGGTATCAGAAGGTTATGCCCTAGAAGATCCAATAGTTCCCATAAGACTCGACAATGTAAGGATTAGAGGAGGAAGCAGTTTAAAATTATTTGGTGAAGGCTTTATTGAGGTGATTGATATGTGTTTAGAGAAGGAGGCTATGGTGGATATTTCTGATTTTGAGTCGATAATAATAAATGACATGTATATCGAGAACTCTGACATCGGCTTATCTGGAAATAGTGAACATATAGAAAGATTAATGATAGATGGGTTTGGGTTATCCTCTGCTTGTCTATTTCAAGGTTTGTCGTTATATAGAGATGTAGTAATTAGTGATGTTCATTTTAGTGGAGAGGTAGATATTAAGTTAGAAGAGAGATTTAGAGATCATGAGATGGGGAACTTACTAATGACGGGAATAAGATATCCAGAAAGCTCTAAAGAAATCAACATAATCCTAGACGAGAAGAACATAATAATAGACAAGATAAGATGAAAAATATAGCAGAGGAATTAAGCAAAGAACTCCCAAAAGAAGCACTCCAACCTATTCCAGGAAAACCATACCTAACTTCAATAAAAGGGATATACGTAACTGAGAGATTTAATGAAGTATTTGGAGTAGGAGGGTGGAGAGTAAAAGTAGAGTTTGTAGAGAGAAAAGAAGATGCTGTAGTAGTTAAGGTTATATTTGAAGTTCCAGAGAAGAATATCTATTACGAGTGCTACGGAGGGAATAACAATAAAGACCTTGGAGATGCGTATAAAGGAGCTACAACAGATGCACTAACAAAGATAGGGAGTTATTTAGGAGTGGGTTTAGAAGTGTTTAAAGGTAAGGTAAATCTAATCTCCAATGACGACTTAAAGAGAAAGATTAGCAGCTATAAAACAAAGAATGACTACCAAGAGCTGAAAATGTATTCGTTAACAGATAGTCAGAGAGAGTTTGTAGCATCACAGTTTAATAAGCTAAAAAAGTAAAGTTATGGGAATGTCTAAGGAATACTTCACACAGCTACAGGATGAGTTTGCAAATAGAGTAGCCATGGTTGAAGAAGGTTACCTATCACCTCTAGATGCAGCACTTGAGTTTAGAAAGGAGCAGGAGATGTTTGAGGAATTGATAAAGAGTCGTAAGGATTGGTGTAACACTTTTTCAACCCAGATAGCAAATGAAGCAAGTGATTATGGAAGTGACGGGTATAAGGGTTATAAGTTTGAGAGTAGAGTTAATACAAGATACGACTTTACTGACTTAGAAGAATGGATGGAACTGAATAAGAAACTGAAGGACTATGAGGCTATGTGTAAGGAGAATTATAATAATCCTAAGTATAACGGAGAAGAAAAGCCTAAGGTAATTCATTCAGACAGGCACTTGAGAATTAGTAAAATCAAAGGGTATGGGAAGGATAGAGAAGAATGAAACATGCACACTAAATAATAGTCTCACACTCTACAGATACTATAATGATGATGGAACTACGGGAGGTTGGGTTAGATGTGAGGAGAATGTGGTGGATAGTTATTTAGGAGAAGATGTGCATATAATAAGTGAGGAGGCCAGGGTTATAAATTCATCTATCTACTCTAAATCTATAATACAAAATGATACGATAATAGAAGGGTGTGGGATAGGTAGGATTAATGTAACTGGAGAGAGTACTGGAATTAGGCTTATAGGCGTTAATTTAATTGAGGTTATGTTTGCCAATTGTGAGAATGTAAGTATTGTCGAATCTGGTTTTAAGGAAGAGGGGATTAGATTTGTAGATGTTAAAAGTTTTCTAGCTAATAATTGTAACTTCTTATCTAATGGAGCTATAAAGAATTGTAAGAATGTTGTACTAGTGGATTGTGAAATTAGAACAGAACTAGATGACGTTAATACTTTTATAGCTGTAGATAGTGAATCAGATAAGGAGGGATTATGTACATTTAGTGAAGAGTGGATTAAAGTAATAGTTGAGAATTATGAACACGACTAAGTTTTTAAGGTTACTACTAGAAGATGAAGATGTAGACTTAACCGATGAGGATTTAGATCTTAGTTGGGATGAGGCTTCTTTATTACACTCTGCATTTACTAACTGTTTTATAGATTGGACTAGAGAGGATTTGTTGAGTTGTTTTAATGAGGATACCCAGCTAGTTACAGAGGATGAGTGGACTAACAATTATTTCGTGAAGTGTAAAGGCGAGATCAAATATGGTCCAGTTTTAGATATTAATAGTGTGTTCATGGCGAGTGATGTTACATTTTTAGGGGAGAAATACTATAAAAATGTCTTCTCTAACCTCACTATCATTAATTCTAAAGTTACCATAAGTAATCCTCTCTTATCCAGCTGTTACATCATAGGAGAATCTTCTGAAGTAAGTATAATAAATAAAACAGGGTCATCAGGGCATTGGAGAAGAGAACATTTAGAGTTAGCTTTCTACCAGTCCTCGGATCCCTATAAAGGTTGTAAATTCAATATGACCTCAGAAGTAATGGATGACTACCTAAAAGAGATACACATAACCTTCTTATCAGACTGTGATAACTCTAAGGTAGTAATAGATCTAGAGAAGTATGTAGGTATGAAGAAAGTGAATATTAGTTTTGGGGAATTGGCTAGGGATAATATGATAGAGCTAATAAATGTTTCAAAAGACGTAAAAGTGAATGTAGATGGTGATGGAGTGTACAAGAATAAGACCTTAGTGAATGGGAAACTTACTCCTAATCCAATTTATTTAGCGTGTTAGAAGTCATGAAAGATACAATGAATAAAATAGCCTTAGAGTTAGAAGGAGTTAATATGGAGGAGGTTATAGGTTTCAACAAGCACCATAGATTCCAAACTGACTATGACTGGGTGAATTTATATGTACTGCAAGTTAGGGGTATAGACTGGAGAAGTGGTAATGGTTTTGTAGAGCGGTGTTTCAAAAAGGCTAAGACTCTAAGGAAATACAAAGCTCTGATGAAGATTAACTGGAAGGGAGATTATGAGGTTAGCCAGGACACTAAACCGCTGAATGACTTAGAATTAATTGGATCAGATGCAGCTATTAAGTTTAGTGATTATATACGAGAACGAAAGCTTAGGACAGTTAGTTTAGTTGGTTCAAAGGTGTTAGTTAATCATTTATTCGCAGCGTCTAGGTATGAGATAAGAGAAGGGTCTAACTTAACTGTAGAAGGAGAATTTAAACCAAAGCCGGGGAGTTATAGTGGCTTAGAGGTTACCTTTTCATCTACAAGTGGAATAGTGGGTAGTACCTTTGAGTTAAGCTCTAAGGTGAAAACAGATGTTCAACTAGTTCTAAAGATTACAATGTATAGCTCAAATAATAAAGTAAAATTAGATCTAAGTAAAATTCCAAATGCCCAGGTTAATATTCTGTTTTACAATACATCTGGAGGATCTCATATAACTAAGGACAACTATGTTAAGATTATTGGAATGAAGAATGAAGGTAAGCTAACTGTAAATACTAACAAAGAAAATTCAAATACAGTAATAATAAATGGAGAAAAATGGACAGAGAAAAGCTGGTTAAGATAGTTTTAGAGAGTGAGGAAGATTTGGATTTAGAGGATATTAGAAGGTTACAAGATAAAGATTACCCTGATTCCTTCTTTCTTACTGAGCTTGGTACAATAGTAGAAGACATAGACTGGAGTATAGGAAGTCCTGCTAGTAAGTGTTTTGAAGAGAATGAGGAATTAAGTGATCATGGGAGCGAGGTTAAGTATTTTGCTAAGGTTACAAGTGATGAGTATATAATTCCTAATGCCCGACAAGTTAAGTATTTCTCCAGTAAGTTTAAGCTAATGGATGGATTTCAAGGGCTGTATTCAGTGGAACATGTTGATTTATATGGATCTCAATTAGCAACTATAACTCCACCCTCTATAACGTGTATCACTATGGAAAACCACTCTAAGGCAATTATCAACCTAAAAGAGCAGAGTAAGTATGGTGGTATTGAATTAAGTGGAGTAGCTATAAATGGAGAGGAGACTGAGTTGATAATAAAAGCTGAGGTAGAAGATAAAGTTAAGGGTGGAGAGTTTTATTTAAGGATTACTGGAGATAATAGTAAAGCTGAGTTAGACCTTAGGAAATTAAAACTAGATAAACTTGAGGTATTCTTTAACCACTCAGGTCCTAATCACTATATTCACCTAAAAGTAAGTCCAGATACTGTGGTTAACTTTGGTTTCTGGAATGGTGATACTAAAGGTGTGAAGGTTATTCTTGAAGGTGGTAGTTCTATAAATGCAAAAGAGTTAATTAATAGTGGAGTAGATTATGAACAGAGATAAGTTGATGAGAGCATTGATGGAGAATGAGGAGTTGAGTTATGAGGATTTGGCTGAGATTTCTAGATACGAAGGTTATTCCCTTAAGCCTGACTCCTTTGTTCGTTGTTTATCTAAGTTTCATTCAGTTGATTTTAGGTTAGGAAGTATGGTTAGTGAGTGTTTTAATGATGGTTAAATACTAAGTGAGGAGTTTCAATCTGAGTGGTGTTTAGCAAGAGTAGTTAGCGATGAGTATGTTATCCCTTACAAAGATGAGGTTACTTTTTACTCCAGTGTATTTACCTTAGATCCAGACAATCAAAGTAAGCACCCCATAGAAAACATTGAACTAAACGGATCTGAGTTAACTACAATAATTCCACCACCTACAACAGAATTAATATTAAAAGACTACTCTAAGGTAAACCTGAACTTAACTAAAAAGAGTAGAGGCGGTATGCATTTATATCGTGTTTTAGTAGAGGGTAGTAATTCTGAGGTTTTTATGAAGGCTGGAGTTGCAGATAAAGTTAAAGAAGGTGAATTTGTGCTTAGAGTTACCGGGGGAAGCAATAATAAAGTAGAGTTAGACCTTAGAAACTTAAAACTAAAACTCTTCAAACTTCACTTTCACAGATCTGGAATTAATAACTATATACATGTGAAGCTAAATAAAAACACTGACGTTAAATCGATGTACTTAGATTGTGAGACGGAAGGAGTTAAGATTATTATAGAAGGAGGAAAGAATCTGAATGTAGATGAATTAGTGAATAACAATGTAGACTATGAAGTGATATGAACAGAGACAAATTAATAAAGACCCTACTTGAACATGAAGAAAACTTAGATATAGATGACTTGAAAAACCTTAATGATTATTACCTCCATGATTTTGATTTCTTAACTAGGGTTGATTCAGAGTTACAGGAGTTAGATTGGGAGAGAGGTGGAGTTTTAAGTAAGTGTTTTAAGGAGAAGGAGGTTTTGCATATTCGTAATGAGTTCTTTATGGGAGGTAATTCACTAAGAGGCCTTCACTATAAAACAATACGAGTAATAAACTATAGAGGTGAAATTCCGGGATTCTTAGTGACAAATAATGATGAGAGTTTAGATATTAGGGCTTCAGAGGTGGATCTTGAGAAGTGTAGAGATTATATTCAGTCCATTATAGTTAGGGGAAGTAAGGTTGAATCAGATACTACTAACAAAACAGGACTATGGATGATAGATTCTAAGAGTGATGTTAAAATTGTTTCTAGATCTGACCACCCTCCTATGCAAACGGTTCTAATAAAAGTAATGGGAGACAATTCATCTATCTTATTCGGCTCAACGGTTAAAAGAAAAGAAGCCCAGTGTGTTAATATTGAGATCTTCGGGAATAATAATAAAATAGGAATCGATCTGGATAACTTTGGAGATAAGTCTAGAGTTGAGCTTAGATCTTTGCACTCAGCTGAGGGAAACAAGATAGTAATTAGAGGAGTTAGACCAGATTTGATTTATGCAGGCGAAGGAGTAGAATATGAAATTAGATAATACAAAGCGAACTGAGATTATTAGAAGACTCTACGAAGAAGACCACCCAATTGAAAGAGTTGATCAGATAAATAGAAACATGGATAAGTTGGGTGATTATGGATTTGTGAATAGTCTTGTTAACCTGCTGAATCTTAACTGGAGACCTAATAGTTGGATTTCTGGTATGTTTAAAGATCAGCAGGTTTTTGAAGGAGAAAGTCTTTGGTGTATCGATGAGCTTATAATAGTTAATGCAAAAGGTACTCAGGTGTTCAAGTTCTATGACAAATTTAAAAGAATAACCTTCCTCTGTTCCGACTTTGAAACTACAACTACATATGGAAATAAGAAAGTAAATAAAGTTATGCTCTATGGGTCAACTCTAGGGACTAACAGCTATATCCCGGTAGAATCTCTAGAATTACACTCAAACTCAGAATTAAATATAGATATAGCTGAAGAGAACACTCCTTGGTCACTTGGGTATGTTAACTCTTGGGAAGGTGGTAAAATTAATGTAAGGAGTAGTGTAAGAGTTGATGTAAATGGTTTCAAGGTGTTTTTACATAGAGCTTCAAATGAGGTGGACTTAGACTTAACTAACTTCAACTTCACTGGGTCATTTAGGATATCTTTTGTAGGGGAAGGGAGTAGTAATAATAAGGTAAAAGTAAAGTTGAACTCAGGGACTCGGTTTGTAGTTGATGCACTTGATATGGGAGAAGGAAATGAATTAACTATAGAAGGAGGTAGAATTGATGAACACTTAAGTAAAATAGGAGAAAAATTAAAATATGAATGGAGAGGATAAGAAAAATTATATAGAGTTATACACAGACGGCAGCTATGATATGAGAAAGAAAAGAGGTGGCTGGGGCTGTTATATGGAACTGAATTTTAGTAAGAAAGGGTATAAGAGACTATATGGAAAAGAGGAAGGAACCACTATTAACAGATTAGAACTCCTAGCTGCTATTAATGGACTTGAATATCTAACAAAGCATAGGTTCAATAAATTCCCAACCACCCTCTACACCGATTCCCAATATGTAGTAGATGAGATAAACCACAGCAGTAATTTGGATTTATGGGAGAAGTATGAAGAACTAAAGGATGGTTTTGAGGATTTGAAGATAGAGTGGATGAAAGGACATGAGGAGGAGAAAAATGGAAACACTATTGCTCACTACCTCAGTAAAAAATACAAATACGACGAAAATGACAGGAAGAAAAAGTGATTTTGAAAGAGAGGAGGATAGAGGTTGTTTAATTGAGATAGGCTGGTTTTTACTTTATATGTTAGGTGTGATAATACTTGGGCTGATATTGAAGTGGAAGGGTAGTTTAGTATGGCCAGCCTTGATTTATCCATTCATTAGGTACATTTGGTTTAAACTTTGTGAATATAACGATAAAGATAAGTAGCAATATGGGAGGATGTCTTAGTGAATTTGGTAGGTTTATCTTGTTCTTAGCTTGTGTTGTACTATTTGCAGCATTAACAGGAACTAAAGTAAACCTTATAATGTCAGCCTTGTGTTATCCACTTATTAGGTTAATCGGGCTAAAACTTTGGAGAGAAAAAGAAAATAACAATAAAAATGAGCAATAAAGATGACAACCTCAGATTCCACTTATTATTCAAGGGTATCAACGGAAGAAATATTATGAAGTCGGTTGAAGAGTTGTGTCCAGTTTTGTTTGGTAATTTAACTGACAATTTGACACTAAATGATGACAGCAAGATTTACTTCAGAGATTCGAGTTGGATTTTTGAGATTAGGAATAAGGAGTTGAGAGATTTATGTAACAAAGAGGATATCGAAGTTCAAGTTATTTGTTTGTGGGGAGCTGAGCATAGGACTATTAAAGATATGAGTAGAACTATGTTTCACTGGTTTAAAAAGAAAGATTAACAATTTAAAGTTTATAGATTATGAATTCAATGTTTAGAGTAGCAGCGTATACAGCTATGACAGTTATCGGATTAATAGGTTTAAAGAATGAAGGAGTAATAGAGTTTGACACCAAGAAACTTTTAGACCTATTCAAATAACGTCATAGGCTAGTCTTAACACAATTATCAACCAAGAGAGTTTAGAAAAATGAAGAAAAGTTTAAACAGTTTACCGAAAGGGTTGTATTAATAAGGGTTAACAATAAAGCAGCCCATGTTAGTTAGTTCAACTTTGGTAAGACTGAAAGGGTAGTAGAATCGGATAGATGAATTTAACCTAATAAAATGGTTTAGCTCCATAAAGGTACATTTTAGCTAAGATCTTTTTAAAGTAAGGAATTATACTAAACTAATAGAGATAATCGATTTTTGATACCTTTATGAGCTTATTAGGTTAATCTCTGGCGGGGTCATTAGATCCCCGCCCAGTTCATCTAAAGTTAAATCGTATATTTAAAAAGTAGAAATAAAATATAAGCTAAACTTTCTTGGTTGATTTTTTTTAG